TAAAGGTTTCGAGTGTTATAGTGTATGTCATTTATTGACTACCTTTCGTTTGTTTGTATAGTAAGTTTAACAGAGGGGGCTGACAAATTGGGCACTTATTTGCTTAGGCTCATTGTGATACTCGTCACACTTATTTGCTAAGGCTCATTGCTTATTTATCTTTATTTAATTGTTATACTGCAAGTATAGCAAAAAAATCTTACAAAATCAAATCGACACGCCGTAAATAGGGGGATAAATAGTGTGACCTTAAACACATAGGTTATCCACATCACCCTGTGGACGACACGCTAGGAAGATCGCCTAGGTAAAAATTGCAGAGTTTTATTTCTGCAATTCTTTTTTATTTATAAATTACTTTGCGAATAAATAAAACCAAAAACTAAAAACGCAATCATTACAACTAACAATTTATTTCTCCTCAATTTCATTTAGCAAATCCCAAAGTACTGGCTCTAACTCTAACGCTACTGCATCAAGTTTTTCTTGAAGTGTTTTCATTCGGCAACCTCTAATTCTGTGTAATCAACAACAATGAAATCAAGTCGTTCCAATGGAACAACCTTTAACCATGATAGTGCAGACTCGAAACTATCGTCCTCAATAGTAACGGATAAATCAAAATTAAATACTGGCATTATTTAACCTCCTTGTATAGAAAGTCCCAAGCCTTACGGCATAACACAATTGATTTGCAATTGTCACAACAGATAACCCCATGATGGTTAAGGTCTAAGTCATAGACATCAACGCTTGCTGATGTTGCCCCACATACTGAGGGGAGATTTACAAAGGTACTCATCTCTTGAGTCCGTCCTTTCCATAGGTATTGATAAAATCGGTAAGAGGCATAACGCCCTTATAGTCTTTACAAGCGGGGCAAAATCTATTCCACCCGTCAAATAGTGTTATGCAAAATGCACAAATGTTATCCATAGCGCATAAGCCTTGCTCATCTATAAATTGCATGGTATCTAAGAATTGATTAGTGTTATTCATTTAGTCACATACCAATCTGTCCACATAGGGAATTGCTCAGGGTCACTATCATAGTAGTAACGCTCAATGTTACTATCGCAATTCATGCATAGTGTAAATTGCTCATCTCCAATTTCGGAGATAGCGGAAACAAGAGGCTCATGCGCCTTGCATAGTGTGTTTAGTGTAGTCATTTTAGACCACCTTTCATAGTGGATTTCTTTACCACATTTTTTCTTATACTGTAAGTGTAGCATGGGAGTCTGACAAATCGCAAGTCGAAAATGGTATCAATTCGGACATTGTGAGGTGTATCACAAGTGATAAGGGTCACATTTGTATGGTCATAAATAACAATGACCATTTCTATTAGCGTGTCGGCTTGACAAAAACGCCCTAGGCAATTTTGCAGGGGATCTGCAAAACTACTAACAACTAACTAAGTGCAATACCTAACACAACACACAATGCAACCGCAGTGAATGCGCTGATTAGTCCTGCTGCTGGATAGTCTTCTACCCAATCGATAAACATAGTAAATGGATTCATTAGTTTGTTTCCTTATCTTTTAGAATGTTAAGAATTAAATTAAGTTGTTGCGTTGTAAGTAACGCTTGAGCGCAACCCCAAGCAAATGCAAGGTCTTGCTCTCCATAGTGCTTCTTAGCAAGAGTGTTTATCTCTTGTGTTATCTCAAAGTTAGTTATCATTAGTTTTCTTCTTTCGCTAATAGGTATTCGTTATTTAGGTGGCGTGGGTTATTAGAGAACATGGCATCCACTATAGCCTTGTCTTTTATTGCTTGGGCGGCACGGCGCTCCTGTTGTTCTTTTAGTATTTTGTTATAAGTGTCCATGTAGGGGGTGTGACCTTTCTTGTTTTCGTTATGTTGCAAGTATAGCAGGGGGGACTGACAAATTGGGGACCTTTTCGGGCGTGTCGTCAAACTATTTTATGTGATTTGCATCACACGCAGCCTAGACAATCATCGGCGTGTCGGATTATGTGCTCACTATATTTTTGTGGTAGCATGTATATAAACCCGTATCATACATCTGAACAAAATATTCCAATTTAGTCTAATTAAGAAATCTGAAAACAAATCTGAAATCTGGTATACTTAAATTATGAGAAAACAATACACAAGAGTACAATACAATGAAAATGGTTTAAAACAGTGCACAAATTGCCAGGAATACAAAGATAAATCTGATTTTCATAAGTATGCTAAAGCACAAGATGGATTAAAACCATGGTGCAAGGTTTGTGTAAGAGAGTATGACATGGCAGAAGATGATCCAAAACGAGTTATGCCTAGAAAAATACAAGGGACAGAGATACATTGTCGTTATTGTGAACAATATCTCCCTAAATCATCTTTCTGGTCTAATAACACATACTGTAGAGAATGCACAGTTGCTCTGGGTCATATAAAAAATCTCAAAAATTATGGTTTGACAAGAGATGACTATGTAAACATGGAAAAATCTCAAAATGGGGTTTGTAAAATTTGCGGGGAATCAGAAAAGTACAACAAGCGATTATCAGTAGATCATGACCACTTATGCTGCTCTGGAATAAAATCCTGTGGCAAATGCATTAGAGGTTTATTATGCTCCAGATGCAATAGAGGTCTAGGAATTATTAATGATGATGTCAGACTGTTGCAAAATATGATAGAATATCTAAATGGGAATACTTGATAATCTAGAAAACGCATGGGATGATAATTTTGAATTCGAATCAAAGCCTATGGAAGAAACAGACAATATAGGACGTAAGGCTTGGACAAAGGGTCCAGCCGTCTATGATTCTTTGACTGTAAAATTATTTTCAGAAACCTGTTGCGCTAGTTGTTCTTGTGGTAAATAAAATTTTTCAGAAAAACAAGCAAAATGACTTTGCTTTAGATTTTACTTAAAAACATCTTTTGCTGCAAGATCATTATAAATCAGACCGAACATAGTCTCTAGCGATGGTTTCTGTGCAACAATGGTATCTGCAATCTGCTGATCTGACAAACCATTTTCTTTTGCCAATTTTGCATTAAACGTGTTTACAGTATCTATCATTATATTGATAACTTCTTCTCTTGTCATTTTCTCACCATTTCTCCATAGGACATTTTGCTTCTTGTAATGTGGTTTTTAATTTCATAAAACATCCACACTTTCTGCACTTCTGAAGTGATTTTTTAAACCACTCACATTCATTACATATTTTTAGGCGGGACTCAATGAGTTCACGATTTGATCTTGGTTGATTAGGATCAAACAAGTCACCAAATGTAACATCACTCACTTCCATTCCACCTCTTGATCATATGTAACCGAATACTCGCCTCCGAATATTTCTGCATATGACACTATATCTCTATTATACCTTATGACGGTATTGATACCAACTTTGTCGCACATGTACTTCATACCCTGGACTAGTGGCTCAAAAGCCATCTCCTGGCCTGCTAGGGCATTGTTTAGGGTATCTAAATATCTTTCCTTGCCATAACGTTTAGATGTAAATGATTGATCAACATAATCAAACCTTGCTTGTGCATCATTTCTTTTTGCAATGTCCGAATTGTCTGTTATGTACTTTACTGCAGGATGATCCATCCGTGTAGACCAATTTCGCATGTTATCGCTGTACTTCTCCATATTTCTTAGAGTTGAGTCAGCGAAAGCCATGCGTATAAGGTCAGAGTCGGAGGTTTGAACCTCTGTTGCGAACGAAATCAAAAAAGCGGTTGCATAAGGGAACTTGTCAGTATATGTCGTCACGCCGAAATGAACATTTGGGTTAAACGACTCGACTGACATATTGTCTTCAAGTAAGCGCATATGATTTCCGAGTGAAACATACTCTTGTCGATTCATATCGCAATCGACGAACAAGCATTCTTCTGGATTGATCCCGTCGGCGAGACACAAGATGTTTTTGTCGTACGAACCCACTATTTTCGAACCGTTAAAACGCTCCAATAATTTTGCGGTCATAAAACCATCCATGTCGGGGGATATAATCAAATTCTTGGAATACTCCAGCGTGTCAAGTATGTCTGTTTTCATTTTATTAAAATACCCCTTATAATAATCTAGTTATGACAATCCAGGACTGGGCTTCGTTAATCGTAGCAATACTTACAATTGTATCATCTCTTGGTCTTGCAATCAAGTGGCTCGTAAAACATTATTTAAGCGAACTTAAAACCAATGGTGGATCATCACTAAAAGACCAAATTAATAGACTTGAAGATGCTGTTGAAGATCAAAGAGTTGACTCTATAATGTCACGAGATAGACAAGAGAAAAAACTTGACGAAATGTATAAAATTCTAATTGAGCATATTGCTAAAAACAATAAGTAGTTTCCTATATACTATATATAATATATCTTTTAAAAACAAACCTTAAAGATAGTTCTTTTTTCTTATATATTTTAAGTATACACTATCCCCATTTCTGATGATTTACTACAAACCAGTATAAAACGGACATTATAGACAATAACAATTTGATAACTTTTTATATAGATGTCCGTATTGTCCTGATATGATATAATTTATATTGACTAGTACTCTGGTTTGTCTTTCATACCCACCAGCCTGAGTACTAGTCATTTTTTTATGGTATAATCTCAATATGAGTCTTTGTTCACCTGAAATATTTGGAGCAGATCCTGCTCGCATCAAATGGAATATTGTAAGAGGAGACACCTCTCCGCTACGTGTTGAATTCTTGCAGGATGACGAAGTAACATATTTTGATACATCTGATTGGACTTATGAGGCTACTTCTTATGATCCTCAGTCTGATACTCTTGATTCCCTGGAAATTACACCTGGAGAAGGATATGTAGATATCATGGCCCCAGCATCAGTTACTTCCTTATGGGGAACTGGATTTAAATCAGTTGTTACAGAGTTAACTTTTGACCTTCAGATAACTATTGATGGAGAAACAGTCTGGACACCTCTGATTGGAACTATCTCTGTAATAGGGGATGTTACAGGAAGCCTATAATGGCAGTAGTAAAAGTTACAACTCCAAGACCTGAGTTGCCACCAATAATTAGAATTAAAAACAAAACTTTTAAAGTAAATAAATAATACTGTGAGATAATGTCCATATGGCTGCTTCTAAATCTATGGACTTTCCAAGTGCAAAAAAATCTTCTTATGCTGCACAGGTAGAGCAGAGTCAATCTGCTGGATTTCAAGATAACACTTTATCTTTTCTTCCTGTCCCTGGCCCAGTTGGACCACAAGGACCCGCAGGTAGAGATGGCAAAGATGGTAAAGACGGTAAACAAGGAGACCAGGGTCAAGAAGGAAAAGCAGGACCAAAAGGAGATAGAGGTCCAGCAGGCAAAGACGGTCTAAGTTCTTTATCTTCTTCAGGTCAGCAAGCAGGATGGGCCTCATATACAAACGCATTAGAAAAACCAATCAAATTAGGCATCTCTCAAGGTGACGATGGATGGGTAACTCTTCTACTTGACACAAAGGATAAAAACCAAAATGAAAAGTATCTTCCAAAAGATTGCACTAGCCTTTGGAACAGTCACCAGAGAGCCTTAAACTTTCACGGCATAAAAGAAGGTTCCCAAGTATTTGTAACATACAACTTTGAACTAACCACCTATACACCTAACACAGAGGTTTGGCTAAGAACATATTTTAAGAGCAAGGATAAGGAGTTTGTTCAATTATTAGGATCTTTTAAATACCAAGGAACATATGTCCTTTCTGCTACCCAGCATATTTTTATAGAAGACTATTTAATGTGGGGCAATGGTGCAGTTCCTCAAATAAGAACAGACTTTGATGCCTCCGTAATTTTCAATTCTGTCTATGTCAGCGTGGTATAATAAAAGCATGGCATTTCCAGGAGAACTTAATATAAATTACTATAAGGGTGACACCTATGAGTTTAAAATCTACCCTCAAAAGACTGATGGATCTATTTTTCAATTAAACGATTACAGCAATGCCACATTTACAATTGCTACAGAGCGTGGTGGAGACCCAACAACAACACTTTTTGGACATGCCTCAATTGACGGTAGCGGAACATATATTACCTGTGCCATTACTCCTGAAAATGGTGCAGATATGGGGTCAGACATAACTTATGTTTATGATGTTCAAATTTATGCTCAAGGAACATCAACATATGACAAAGTTTTTACTCTTTTGACTGGATCTATTTCAGTGACAGACGATGTCACTCAGCGTGTTGGAAGAACTAATAATGAAATTCCTAAATATCGTGTAATATATTACAATACAAACGCTACATCTGGAGAAGCCCCAGTAGATAATGCTACGTATCTTCCAAATGCAACAGTTACCTTAAAAGGCTTAGGAACTCTTTCAAGAACTGGTTATTATCTTGCTGGTTGGAACACTGCATCAGATGGAAATGGCTTAAACTACTTACCAACTGGAACAATTTCTTCTTTTAATACAGACATAAAACTTTATCCAAAGTGGGTAGTAAATACTGTTGCATACGATAATCAAAGTGCAACAACAAACCATAGTGGCGGAATACTTTCCTACACTCCTGGATCTGCAATTTCAACATTACCAACTGTTGATCCAATTAGAACAAGTCACGCATTCCGTGGATGGTTTACTGGTCCAGCAGGATCTGGAGTACAAGTTACTAACGGATCTTATGCACCAGCATTCCCATATGGCCCTGTCATCCTTTATGCAAAATGGGTTAGAACATATTTAGTTTCATACGATGATCAAAGCGCAACAACTACATATTCTGGTGGTTCAACATCTTATGTTCAAGGAGAATCAGTCGCTTTGATTCCAACAACACCGCCAATTAGAACAGGACATGTATTTGGTGGATGGTTTACAGGACCTGCTGGTTCTGGAATTCAAGTTACAAGTGCATCTTATATTCCACAGTCTCCATATGGACCAATAACACTTTATGCCAAGTGGACGGCACAATGACAAACATTTTTGTATCACCTGACGATGTTAAGGTAATTGGTGGCACAACTGATGTTCAAGTAAATGTAGATTTTGGTCCACAAGGAGACAGAGGAAACCTTTTTCTTGTAGGATACGGAGATCCAAACACAATATCACATTCTGTTACATTACAACTTCTTGACCTATATATAAACGTACAGGCAACAGATGAAGATTATCTTGTCCTATATCAATATGTGAGTCAAGGAGGAGTAAATACATGGGTTCAAACTTCTAAGTTAATGACGGACAAGTTCAGCGTAATCAGACAGGTTTCTTTTACAAATGGACAGGCTACTGACCCTGTAGATTTTAAGGTTTCTAACATTGTTCCTATGAGTCTTATTAGTGGTTTAACAGAACAAAATTTTAATATTCAGTGCACCTTTTCACACCCCGAAAATCCTATCGCACACTCAATATCTATAAATCCAATAACAATTCAGGCTGGTACTGGTGATGTCATACTTCCAATTAACATTCGTGCCGTTGAGTTTTCTGAAGGGGTGTGGACTGGACTAAACGAAACAGCATATGTTCATTTCCTAATTACGGTGGTATAATCTAAGATGGTGATATGTAATGGCTGCTGAATTTATTGATGATACGGAAAATGGCTCTGGGTTATACCCAACCAAGATACCTGGCTATGAAGATGCAGCAGATATTCAGGAAGCCTTAAGACTTTACCATTATGGATCAACAGTAATACCAACAGATAATAATCTTGGAACAGCAAACGGAATCAATACAAAATCAGTTGCAGGACACCTTAAAACTTTAGCCAATGCAGACTCTACACATGCTGCATTAACACAAAATGTCCACGGCATAGCAAATACAGCAAATCTTGCAACAACACAGTATGTTAATTCAGCAATTAGTAGCGCTATCGATGGCGCAACAGGGGCTTATTCAGATCTTGCTGGAACAGGACTTGACTGGAACTCTAGTGATGAAAGATTTGATGTTGAACCACAAATTTTAAATGTTGGAACAGTTATAACAAAGACAACTGGTTTTACATTGGATCCACTTGATGTTAGCAAGACTATTCTTCTTAATACTTCTTCAACAATGATTTTAACTGTACCGTCAAATTCTTCAATAGCAATTCCAGTTGGATACAGATACAACTTAATTGAAATTGGATCAGGAGTCACAACTTTTGTTCCAGCATCAGGCGTAACAATTAATAGCAAAAATGGACAAATGTTTATTGATGAACAATATGGACAAGTAACCTTACTAAAGGTTGCAGCAAATTCTTGGATTGCTTATGGAGATATTTATGAAGGTGCATCTTCACCTACTCCAACACCAACACCAACACCAACGCCAACACCAACACCAACACCAACACCAACACCAACGCCAACACCGACTCCAACTCCTACCCCTACACCTACTCCTTCACCTACTCCAACTCCTTCACCTACTCCAACTCCAACACCTACTCCAACTCCAACACCAACTCCAACACCAACTCCAACACCAACACCAACGCCTACACCAACACCAACACCAACACCAACACCAACGCCTACTCCAACACCAACGCCTGTTCCAACTTACTACTGGTGCTGCGCTGATGGATCTGGCAGTTCGGTAAGTGGTGGAACACAGGCCCAAGCCCTTGCTCTTGCAAACTCTAACTGTTCAGGAGATGCTGGTGGAATCACTGGAGAAATTTATACATCTCCACAAAGTTGCACACCAACACCAACACCTACACCTACTCCAACACCAACACCAACACCTACTCCAACACCTACGCCAACGCCTGTTCCAACCTACTACTGGTGCTGCGCTTCTGGTTCTAGCGGTTCGGTAAGTGGTGGAACACAGGCAGAAGCACTTTCACTTGCAAATTCTGATTGCTCAGGAGAAGGTGGTGGCATAACTGGAGGAATTACCACAACTCCACAGGGTTGTACTCCAACACCTACCCCTACCCCAACACCTACCCCTACCCCTACACCTACCCCAACACCTACCCCTACCCCTACACCTACCCCTACCCCAACACCTACCCCAACACCTACCCCAACACCTACACCGACCCCAACACCTACACCGACCCCAACACCTACCCCAACACCTACACCGACCCCAACACCAACACCTTGTAGTCCAAACCAAGGACAATCATGCCCAGGTCCAGATGGATGTTTAGGTACAATAGACTGTAATGGTATTTGTCAATGCCCTGCACCAACACCAGCACCAGCACCCGCACCAGCACCCGCACCAACACCAACACCAACACCAACACCAACACCAACACCAACACCAACACCAACTCCAACACCAACTCCAACACCAACGCCAACACCTGCACCATGTCAAACATTCTATTGTGCTGGTTATGGAGAATACATATGTGTAGGTGACTACTGCCCACCAGCACAAGGATCGTCTCCAACACCAGCACCCGCACCAGCACCAGCACCCGCACCAGCACCAGCACCCGCACCAGCACCCGCACCAGCACCTGCACCTGCACCTGCACCCGCACCAGCACCCGCACCAGCACCCGCACCAGCACCTGCACCCGCACCAAGCCCTGGTGGTTTAACTGAGGCTTAGTTTTGTGGTAGAATTGTTGTTACAAGAGATAGGGAAAAAATGGCTAGCAGGATAGAAAAAATTAAAGAAATAATTGAAAATAATAAAAACTCTTCTGTTAGTCCTTTAGATTTAGTTAATCCAAATACAGAATGGGCAGATGAGGGCTTATCTTCATCTAGGTACTCTATTTGTAAGTCATGTCCAGAATTAATCAAACTAACAACACAATGCAAAAAATGTGGTTGCTTTATGTCTGCAAAAACTAAACTACAAAAGGCAACATGTCCTTTAGGAAAATGGTAAAATGATAAAAGAAGAGATTGCCCCAGGAATAATTGTATATAGCGATGTTATTCCTGACAGTAAAAACTTGTATAACGATATAGAAGAAGGTTTGGCTTCAGCGGGACTGAGTTGGAACGAGGCTAGGGTAAAATCAGGGGTAGGTGAAGATTCAATGAAAAATCCTAAAATAAGAGATACACAGACTGTTGGAGTTCAGTATCTTGGTGGAGTTGTAGAATTAGAAGCAACAAATTTTTCTGATGCATTTTTTACAAATTTAAACAATATATTTTTTCAACATTTTGACCCACTTGAAAAAGATTATGAAAGTTCTTTTGGTGTAGTCCATGAGTGGCACGACATGTACGGTATTCTAAAATATGGAAAAGGTCAGCACTTTTTAAACCATATTGACGATCATCCATCTTATCACAGGAGGATGTCTACAGTTTACTATTTAAATGATAACTATACAGGAGGAGAAATTAATTTTCCTCGCTTTGATATAACTTTTAAACCAAAAGCCAATCAAATGATTATATTTCCATCAACTTATGTTTATAATCATTCAGTATCTGAGGTTGTGGATGGAACAAGGTATGCAGTAGTTAGTTGGATGAAATAGAAATGGATGATAATGATATGGATAAAATTTTTGTAAGCCTTGCTGGATATAGAGATCCAGATTTAATAAATACAGTTAAAAGTTTTTATGAAAAAGCAAAACATAAAGATAGGCTATTTTTTTCTTTAGTTTCACACGAGGGAGAAGAAATAGACTTTGATTTTTCTTTTATTCCATCTGAACAAATTTCTTATCAGCAAATTGATTATAGATTAGCAGACGGAGCATGCTCTGGAAGACACCTAGCAAACTCTCTTTTATCAGAAAAATATAAATACTTTCTTCACACAGACTCTCACTCAAGAGCAAAACAGGATTGGGATGAAATGTTAATTTTAGAATATGTTAAATGCTCTGTAAAGTGGGGTACAGACTACATATTTACAAAATATCCACATGGATTTACAAAAGAGTGGGATGAAAACGGAAACTCAAAAGATATTATTAATACAGAAAATGAATCTATGCATAAGGTAGATGCTGTGTGGGATGAAGAAGAATTCGTTTATCTTTTAAGATGGAATGACATAGAGGATCTTGAGTATGGAGATAAAGTTTATGGTTTTGCTGCAAACTTTGCTTTTGGATCAGTAAAGTCGTTTATGAAAGCACCCTATGATCCATATTTATATTTTCTTGGAGAAGAGATAAGTCTTGGGATTCGTTTATCTGTCCAAGGTGTTAATTTAGTTGCACCAGCAATAAATGCAATATACACAAACTATGATAGAGATAATGGCAAAAGAGGCGGATTCCATTGGCAAGACAACACAACTTGGCATTTAAGGGACAAATCTGCAAGGCTTAGACTGAACAGTTTGTTTCATTTAAAAGATCTTGGGGTTTACGGATTACAAAATCATGTTGAGGAATATAGGGCTTTACAAAAAGAAATGAACCTTGATTTTGAATCAAAAGATTATTTAAAGCCAATATATAAAAACTAAAAAAGCCACCCTATAACAGGTGGCTTTTTATAGTCTTTAATTTACTTAGGAAACTTAGACATCCAAGACTTAGTTCTTGGAGTCATGCCTTTCCAGGCAGTCCAGTTTTCTCCACCGTCAGTCATATGATGTGCAATCTGTGCATTAAGAACTGGATTAAAAAGTTCGGCATTTGAAGATAACTCAAACTTGTTTCTACGATCAGGACCAAGCGAGTCAATCATATTGATCTGGAAAATTCCGTATGAGGAGTCTCCAGTGCTTTCATTTCCGTTAAAAGCCAATGGTCGACCATTAGACTCTTTCTTTGCTACAGCCCAAGCCTCAACAAGGTTTTGACCCTTAAAGCCAACTAGGGATAGCATCTTCTTTAGTTCTAAATCAGTAAGAGATGTCTTGTTTGCAAAACTCTCCAACATTTTTTCCTTAGAAACCAAAAAAACCTCTTTCGAGGTTGTGTCCGATGTCTGAGCCTGTTCAAGGCTAAGGTTATTTTTAGTGCTTAGTTCTGGTGTAGCATTAGCAGCATTAGAAAATACACTGACAAGTGCCACGATACTGAGTGTGCTAATGATCTCTTTGTTTCTTTCGATAAATTTAATCATAGTTTCCTCCTTAGAAAACAATAACACCCTGGTAGGTGTCTACTGACAAGTATAACATAATTTTGAGTCAAAAGTCAAATCTGGGTGTATAATTATTTTATTATGACTACATATGATTTTTCTGCCACGGGAGTTAAATATCCCCTTGAAAACTCCCCTGTAAATGTACACGGAGACTTTAAAAAACTAGCAGAATCCCTTGATGCAATACTTCCAGCATACGGAGTATCATATTTTCAAATTAATGTAAAAAACAATAGCGGTGCTACTATAAATGCTGGTGTACCAGTATACGCAACAGGATATGAAACAAAAACAACAATAGCAAAAGCACTTCCATCTACTTCTTCTCCAATCCTGGGTTTGATAAAAAACACTACAACAAACGGGTCTGATGGTGTAGTTGTTGTTGCTGGAGTTATGGAAGGTTTAAATACTTCAGGATTTGTTGCAGGTCAAACTTTATATGTTGGACAGTCTGGAGGCTTAACAAATGTTAGGCCAGCAGGAGGATCAGCAGCAGTTGGAATTTGTGCATATGCAAACAATCTTAATGGCATAGTGATTGTAGAGGCAAAAGGAAACGGTACCTGGGGAGCACTCAGAGACGGTTTGTCGTGATATAATAACAATATGGCAAATGTAAGAGGATCTCAATCATTATATAACATAGGAAATAAACCTCCTACAGTTATTTGGACTGTTGTTCGTGGAGATACTTCTGGATTTAAAGTTTATGTTACAGACGATGCTAAGCAGCCTTTGATTTTAAAAGGCGAGGGGTCTGAATGGGATATTGCAATGAAGATTAAAAGACCAACCTCAACTCCTGGAGTTATTACAGACAATGCCACAACAATCATGGCTTTGCATCCAGTTGCAGATGAAGACGACCTTGTTGGAGAATTTACAGTTTGGCTTACAGCAGAAGAATCTAATGTCTTACAAACAGGAGACATCTTTGATATTCAGGTATCAGACCCAACAAGAGTTTGGACAGTTGCCCAGGGCAGCATGAGAATTCTTGAAGATGTAACAGATTAATGGCAACAGCAATCATACTTGACGATCTACAAAACAAAACAGAACGAGTCTTTCCAATAGATTATGCAATAGTACAAGTAGAAGACTTTACAAGAAAAACAGTTATAACTGAAGTTTTGCCTTTTAGAGTTAAGTTTACAGCCATTCAAATTGTGGCTATTGGTTTAGGCAATACTCCAGCAATTCCACTACAGGTTATTGGCTACAGCAACTATATTCTCTAATTATATAATTAAAAGGGTGATATAATTACCGCATGGCTAAAGTATCAATTCCATCAGTTAAAAGTCTATTCCAAACTGGAGATAGACCTACTCAAGAAAATTATGTAGATTTAATCGATACCGTAGCAGCACAGGCAACAGACTTGGGCTCTGCAGGTAATAATGAAAACACAATCAATGGTATTGAGAACGTAACTGTTATTGATAACTTTGACGCTACAGTTTGGCGTATGGTTAAGTATATTGTTTCAATATCAAAGACCTCTGCAGGGGACAATAAGTTCTATGCAACCGAACTAACAATTCTCGTTGACGGTACAAATGTAAATGTCAGCGAATACGGAACAATTGACAATGATGGGAATATTGGCACCATTAATGTCTCTCGCACTGGAAATACCGTGGCTTTAACAGTCACTCCAGACCCTGCGATCAAGCCAGTCACAGTTCGTTTCGCACGAATTGGACTTAAGGCATAACTAAGGAGATATAAAAAATGGCAACAGTAAATAAAGATTTTAAGATTAAGAGTGGACTTATCGTTGAGGGCCTACAAGGTACAATCAACAATAAGAGAATTCTTACAGAATCACAAGCATCACAAGATTTTATTTTAGACCTTATTGGTGGAGAAACACTAGTAAAGTCAGTTTCAAACCAGTTTGATGTTTCAGCAGGTGGAGAACTTTCACTTGATCGTACAGTAGTAGATGCTTACTACGATGCAGCAGGAACAGCAGCATCAGAAGCAGGAGCAGTTGCAGGAGATCTTTCAGATCACGAAGCACTTACTTCTGGAGTACACGGAGTAACTGGTTCAGTAGTAGGAACAACTGACACACAGGATCTTTCAAACAAGCGTTTTATTGACACCACATACTTTACAGATGGTGTAACAATAGCAAATGAAGGACAGATTGCAGTAATTCCAGTAAGCCACGAATTTGAAATTAAGGCTAACTACGGAGACCTTGCTCTTAAGTCACTTAATGATGACGTTGTTCTTACACCAGGTACTGGCAAAGATGTCAAGTGGGGATCAGATGTAGTTGCAACTCGTGCATACGCAGATCAGGCAGAGACAGATGCTAACCTATACACAGATGGTAGAGAGACAGCAATCACGACTGCTTACGAGGCATACGCTGACCAAGCAGAGGTAGATGCTAAGGCTTACACAGACACTCGTGAAGGAGCAATTACAACTGCTTACCAAGCATATGCTGACCAAGCAGAGACAGATGCTAAGGCATATGCTGATACACAGGTTGCAAACCTTGTAGATTCAGCACCAGCACTTCTTAACACACTTAATGAATTAGCAGCAGCAATCGGAGACGATGCTAACTTTGCAACAACTCTTTCAACATCAGTTGGAGAAAAGGTAGCAAAGGCTGGCGACACAATGACAGGTGCTTTGACACTTTCAGGTGCACCAACAAGCAACCTACATGCAGCAACAAAGGCATATGTTGATACAGCAGAAACAGACGCAGTTACATCGGCTAACTCTTACACAGATGGCCGTGAGACAGCAATCACAACTGCATACCAATCATATGCTGATCAGGCTGAGGTAGACGCTAAGGCATACGCAGATGCACTTACAACATCTGATATTGCAGAAGGCACAAACCTTTACTTCACAAATCAGCGAGCAATTGACGCTGTTGGTGGAACAATTGGTGATCAGATTAATCTTCTTGACACAGATGATATTGAAGAGGGAGCAACAAACCTTTACCACACAGATGCTCGTGCAAAGGCTTCAGCAGCAAATCTTCTTCTCAATGCATCACTAACAAATATCGCAATCACAGGTACCAGCACTACAGGTCTTATTATTACCGCAGAAAACGGTGTGGCAGATTCTGATACTGATGATCTTGTTGAGGGTACAACAAACCTTTACTTCACAGATTCTCGTGCAGTAGACGCTCTTGAAGCAGTAGTTCCAAACTTCACAGCAGTTGAGGTAAACTCAGTTGCTAAGCAGGTTGCTTCAACAATGTCAGCAGCATCTGCAGGTGCTCATGTAGGACACGCATTTGCTAAGGCAGATTACCGTTCAGCAGAGTTCCTTGTAAAGGTTGCTTACGGATCACATACTGAAATCTCAAAGGTTCTTTTGACACTTGACGCTTCAGACAACATTGCAATGACCGAATACGGAATTGTTGGAACAAATGGCACAGCGATGTCAGTTTCAGCAAATGTTGACGGTGCAAATGTACAACTTCTAGTAACAACCACAAACAATAACTCAACAGTTACTGTTGTCGGAACACTACTTGCGTAATAAAAAATAAAAATAGTTGGAAGAGGGAGCAGTAAATGGCAACAGTCGATAAAGACTTCAAGGTCAAGAATGGGCTAGTCGTAGCAAACGGCGGTACATTCGGAGATGCAGTAACAGTAGGAGCACCAACTCTTAATGCCCATGCAGCAACTAAGGAGTATGTCGATAACCGATCAATGGCTGTTGGCTCAACTGCTCCTTCTTCACCAACTAATGGAACAATGTGGTTAGACACTCTAACAAACAGAGTTAATTTCTATTACGAAGGTTCTTGGTATACCCAAGCAACTATTGATGATACAAACAATCTTCCACAGCACATTCACGATACCGCAATTGATGGAACTGGTTTCATAGTATCTCAGTTCTATGAAGGTGGATCATTCAACAGCCCATTGGGTGTAGGTTTGGATGCGGGTGGACCAGACTCAACAGTTTGGACAGTTGTATTCGATGGCGGTAGTGTAGTAGATAATTTCAATTAAAAATTGATGTTATAATAAGATAAGTTAATGGGCAGCCCCCATAAAGGAGAAATAAAAATATGGCAACAAGAATGCAACAGCGCAGAGGAACAGCAGCGCAATGGACGGCTGCAAACCCAGTTTTAGCAGCAGGTGAAATCGGTTTTGAAACAGACACAAGTAAGTTTAAAATGGGTAACGGATCATCAACATGGTCTGCCCTAACATACTTTGCTAATGCAGCAGAACTAGCAGCAATCATTGATGGAGCACCAGCAGCACTTAATACTCTTAATGAACTTGCTGAAGCAATGGGAGACAATCCAGCATTTTTAACAACAATTGCAACAAATTTATCAACACACGCAGCAGACACAACAGATGTCCACGGTATCCCAGACACATCTGTTCTTGTTACAGTTTCAGACCTTGAAGATGCTCTTGGCAATACAACGGCTGCATATGTAGACCTTGCAGGAACTGGTATTGACTGGAACGCTCAAGCAGAAAGATTTGATATTGATTCAACAATTGCAACTGTGTCATCAGTAACATCTCAGGTAAACCTTGTAGGAACAAATGCTGCAGGAGCACTTGTAGTAGCAAAAGCAGAAATAGCAGACAATCTAGCAAACCACGCTTCTGACACAACAGGTATTCACGGAATTGCTGATACTGCACTTCTCGCAACAAAGTCTTATGCAGACACTGCAGAAGCAGATGCAATTACCGCAGCAGGAACTGCAGCATCCAGTGCACTTAACGATCATAATGTGGACACAACAAATGTACACGGAATTGCAGATACCTCAGTACTTGTAGTCCAGAGCGGACTTGCATCAGCAATATCACTACACAGCGATGACACAACAAATGTTCATGGCATTGCAGACACATCACTTCTTGCTACTACAGCAGCAACTACATCAGCAATTGGTACAGCAGTTTCAAACCATAACAGTGTAACAACAAATGTACATGGAATTTCAGACACAGCAGCACTTGCTACAAAGACATATGCTGACGGAGCAGTAACAACTGCAGTATCAGCACTAACAAAGTCTTCAGTTGGTCTTGCAAATGTAGACAATACATCTGACGCCAACAAGCCAGTCTCTACAGCAACACAAACAGCACTTGACCTTAAGGCACCTCTCGCAAATCCAACATTTACTGGAACAGTTTCAGGTATCACAAAGTCAATGGTTGGCCTTGCAAATGTTAGCAACACAGCAGATGCAGACAAGCCAGTTTCAACTGCTACACAAACAGCACTTAATGCTAAGTTAAATCTTGCTGGCGGAACACTTACAGGAGCACTTACACTATCAGGTGCCCCAACATCAGATCTTCATGCAGCAACAAAGCAGTACGTTGATGGACTTGCAGCAGGAATTAACTTCCATCAGCCAGTAGTTGCAGCATCAACAGGAAATCTTGCTGGAGTTTACGACAATGGTACAAACGGTGTAGGTGCAACACTTACAGCATCTGCCAATGGCGCAATCGGAACAATTGACGGAGCATCAGTTTCTGTTGGTAACAGAATCCTTCTTCGTGCACAAACAGACGCAACACAAAACGGTATTTACACAATTACTAACGTAGGTGGAGCATCAGCAAAGTGGGTTGTAACTCGTGCAGTAGATGCAGATAACAATCCTTCAGGAGAATTGGCGACAGGTGACTTCGTATTCGTAACATCTGGATCAACAAATGGCTCTAAGGGATACATCTTGAGCACAACTGGAACAATTACAATCGGAACTACAAATGTTAACTACGCACAGTTCAACGCTTCTGAAGCAGTAACTGCTGGTACAAACATTACAAAGTCTGGTTCAACAATTGCAGTTGCAGATGCACCAACATTCTCAGGTGCTGTAACAGCATCATCTGGAATCGTCTTCTCAGACGGTACACAGACAAAGGCTGGAGTTCCTTCAATTACAACAATTCCAACTGCAATCGCAGCAGGTGCACACTCACTTGCAACAGGTCGGGCAGATCAGTTGATCCCACTAACTGGAGCAGTAGTAATTACTCTTCCAGCATCAGGATACTCAACTGGACAGTCAATTGATTTCTATCAAGAGTCAGGAACTGGAGCACGTTTTGAAGCAACAAACGGAGTTGTTGGAACACCAGGACGTAACTTTAGAACAACTAACTCAGTAGTAACAGCAATGAAGACTTCAGCAGGATGGTTAGTCTTCGGAGACTTGTCAGCATAATAAAAATTAAAGAAACAAGGGAGATTAAATATGTCAAAGCAAGCAGGTAGAATGAGTCAGGGAGCAAATGACTTCCTAACTCCATACGCACCAACAATAGGTACAGCAACAGATGTTGGAACAGCAAGACCATTTAACAATGGTGCTGTATCAGTGACATTTACTCCTACAGGTCCAAACGCTGCAACATCATTTACTGTAACAGCAAGCACTGGACAATCAGCAACAGGATCATCATCTCCAATTGTTGTAACTGGAATTTCTTCAGGAGCAACTCCAACATTTACAGTAACAGGAACAAACGCTTCAGGAGTTGGCCCAACATCTGCTGGATCTAATTCTGTAACAGTTACTACTGTTCCTCAAACACCAGTTGGCGTAACTGCTACAGATGTTGGAACAGGTAGGTCATTTAATAACGGCGCAGCAACAGTTAGTTATACTGCAGGGGCTACAGGTGGTAAAGCAGTAAGTGTTTATACTGCTACAGCATCTTCTGGTGGCTATACTGGAACTGATGGTTTTCCAATTACAGTACAAGGACTTCAATCAGGAACATCTTATACTTTTACAGTAGTAGCAACTAATGCTAATGGAAACTCAGCAACATCTGCTGCTTCAAATGCTATTACTGCAACTACAGTACCTGCAACTCCAGGTGCACCTTCCGCATCATCACCATCAGCAGGAACTGACTCTGTCTCATGGTCAGCACCAAATAATGGCGGTAAGGCTATCACCAATTATTTCTGGGCAGCATCTGACGGTAAGTCTGGAAATACAGGGTCAACATCTGTAAACGTATCTCAAGAACAGGGAAGTTCACAGACATACACAGTTCGTGCAGACAATGCAAACGGAAGTTCTGGAACATCAGGTGCATCAGGAAATGTTACAACAGTGTTCTCATTCGCACCATTCGGAGCATTCGGAGCATTCGGAGCATTTGGTTTTGCACCATTCGGTGCATTCGGAGCATTCGGTGCATTCGGAGCATTTGGTTTTGCACCATTCGGTGCATTCGGAGCATTCGGTGCATTCGGAGCATTTGGATTTGTTCCTGCATTCGGATTTTCTCCAGGAGGAAGTTTTGACTTCTCTGTAAACATAGACACATTAGTTTTGACTGTAGATGGGCTTACTCAAGCAAAAAATCTTAAGGTCGGAGATGTTCTTGTTTCTACAGAAATCCCTGGACTAGGATCAAACTTTACAGTTCAAGATGTTCAGTCATGGACAGAAACTCCAACAAATGTTGTTGCTATTCCTGACAAAGAGACAACAATCGTTGCAATAGGAACATCAACAGCACAGGTTTCTGTTGGAATAAATGGCGAATATTACTCAGGAACTCACTATATGCTTGCAAAAAGAGATAATGTTTCTAGCATGATTGCCTCTGAAGATCTTTTGGAGACAGACGAACTATGGTCTGCAGACACGAATTCTTGGGTTCCTATCACTGAGTTGATAATATCATACACTCCTCACGAAGTTATTTCAATTAACTGTGAGCCTTATGATATGTTTTATACAGACCGCTTCCTAGTTTATGATGGTTATCAAATAGAAACTAATTTCTAATAATTAAATTCTAGATATACTAAAATATTAAAAAATAATAAATATTTTAGTGTGATACAATTATAACTAAAGAAAGGCTTATATGAATATCATTAAATTTTTACAGATGTATCCTCCTTTAGCAAATGTAGCACCACTGCCAGAGCCAGGAACAAAAAATATTCCTGCATGGTACAAAGAACAGCCAGGAGTTGTAGGAGAAGACACACCTGAAAAAGGACAACTAAAACTCACTGTAAAAAAATGTCAAGCATTCTTTGATGCCATGTCAATGGGTTATATTTTAAAAGTTCCAGTAGATATATATATAGATACAACTGACGGAGATTTTAAACTTCAATTACCTGCACATATGAATAAATATCAGGCAGCACTAATAAGCGAACACGGAATAGAGCAAGTTTCACATCTTCCAATTGATAGAGAAATTTATTGTGATAAAATATTAAGAATACATCCAACATGGATGGTTCAAACTGAAGAAGGATATAGCACTTTATTTACAAGTCCTATGCACCAAAATGTATCACCACTAAAAGCAATTGACGCAGTAGTCGATACAGATACTTATTTTACTGATGGTCATCTTTCTTTCTTGGTAAAGAAAAATTTTAAGGGAACCATAAAGCAAGGAACTCCAATGTCTCAAATTTTTCCTTTTAAGAGAGAAGAATGGGAAATGGAAGTAGACAAAAGTTTTGATTTAAAGAAAATAGAAGAGCAAAGAATAAAAGTTAGGTCTAGTTTTCAGCATGGATATAGGCTTAAGTTTTGGCAAAAGAAAACATACAAGTAAAACTAACCTTTTACAAAAGATAGAGAGTTTTGCTTTTTTAAAAACTCTGCTATACTTAACACTATTCCGTTTTAGAAAGGACGAAACACATGTCAGATTTTTTTAGTTTTAAACTTCCAGAAGATTTTGTAGAAAAGTACAAAAATGTAGAAAGCCCATTTGGATTCAAGGATGCAGCAGAAAATTCACTTGGAGAAATTACTTTTATTCGTACATATTCTCGTATGAAGGAAGATGGAACTAAAGAAAGATGGAATGAAGTTTGTCGCCGTGTAATCGAGGGTATGTATTCAGTTCAGAAGAATCATGCTAAAGAAAACCGTTTGCCATGGAATGACTATAAGGCTCAGAAGTCAGCACAAGAAGCATTCCAAAGAATGTTTGAATTAAAGTGGACACCACCAGGTCGTGGCATGTGGGCATTTGGAACTCCTATGACTATGGAGAAAAAGAACTCAGCAGCACTACAAAACTGTGCCATGGTTTCAACCAAGGACCTTGATAAGAATGATCCAGGAGCATTATTTGCTTGGGTTATGGATGCATTGATGCTTGGCATTGGTGTAGGGTTTGACACAGTGGGACAGGATAAGAATTTCTCAATCTATACCCCAACAGAGCCAGAACAGGTGTTCGAAATTCCAGACACTCGTGAAGGCTGGGTAGAATCAGTACGCCTTCTCATCAACTCTTACTTAAGAGCAAACCAGAGTATTCAGAAGTTTAACTACGATTTGATCAGACCCCTAGGAGCCCCTATCAAGGGCTTTGGAGGCGTTGCATCAGGACCTGCACCTCTTATCAAGTTGCACGACCAGATAGACCGTGTAATCGGCTCCAGAGGCGGAGAAACCCTAGACTCTCGTGCTATCGTAGACCTTGTAAATCTTATTGGTACCTGTGTGGTATCAGGAAACGTAAGACGATCAGCAACTCTTGCTTTGGGTAATGCAGGGGATGAAACATTTATGAATCTAAAGAACTCAGAGATGTTCCCAGAGCGTAACTCATTTGATCCAGAGACTCCAGGTTGGGCTTGGATGTCTAACAATTCTATTTCAGCAGAAGTAGGAACAAATTATGAAGACTATGTAGATTTAATTACGGAAAACGGAGAACCAGGTTTTATCTGGCTTGATGTTGCTCGTAATTATGGACGACTAAAGGATGCGCCAGACGGTAAGGATTATCGTGTGATGGGATTCAACCCATGTGCGGAGCAGCCATTAGAATCATACGAACTGTGTACACTTGTAGAAGTGCACTTAAATCGTCATGAATCTAAGGAAGACTTCCTGCGTACCCTGAAGTTTGCATACCTTTATGGAAAGACTGTAACGCTTGTTCCAACACACTGGCCACAAACAAACGGTATCATGCAACGCAATCGTCGTATTGGTACATCACTCACTGGTATTGCATCATTTGCAGATCAGAAGGGTTTGCCAGTTGTTCGTGAATGGATGGATGAAGGATACAATAAGATTCGTCACTATGACCACCAGTATTCAGAGTGGCTATGTGTTCGTGAGTCAATTCGTGTAACAACAGTTAAGCCATCAGGATCAGTTTCAATTCTTTCTGGTGCAACTCCTGGAGTTCACTGGGGACCTGGAGGAAACTTCTTCCTTCGTGCAGTTCGATTTGGAAACACAGATCCAATGATGCACTTGTTCAAAGCAGCGGGGTACACAATAGAAGACGACGTTGTATCAGCAAACACATCAGTTGTATACTTCCCAATCAAGTCAGGTCATCCACGATCTGAAAAGGATGTTACGTTATTTGAAAAGATTGCACTTGCTGCAACTGCTCAGAAGTACTGGTCTGATAATGGAGTTTCTGTAACGCTTTCATTTGATAAGGAAACAGAGTCAAAGCATGTTGTTCCAGCACTGCATATGTACGAGGGACAATTAAAGGCAGTTTCATTCCTGCCAATGGGAAATCACACATATCCACAACAGCCATACACCCAGATTACTGAAGAGCAATACGAGTCATATATCGGCAAATTGAAGCACATTGATTTTTCTGCTATCTATGATGGAGCAGAAAACCTTGAGGCTCAGGGAGAGATGTACTGCACTACAGACTATTGTGAAATTAAAATAAACAAGTAGCCTTCTGTGGTAAAATAGACTTATAATGTCTAGTTCATCCAACCTCTATGCAGAAAAAATATATGCAGAACATCCCATCGCTCTTTGGGCATTAGATGACGTTGCAGATTACATTAGTTTAGTTGATGAGGCTGACAGAAATGTAACTTCTTGGACAATAAGCAATGGAACGGCAGTGAACCACATTACGACTGACGAGCCTTTTATTGGTAGTCAAACAGTAAAAATTACAGGAACTCTTACAGAAAATGACTTTGGACAAATTGTTTGCATAAGCAACAATATAGTTAACTTTTCATCTCTAAATGACAACCTGTCCACATTCTCAATTGGTGCATTTTTTAATTCAATAAGCGCCTATGCTTCTAGTTTTGAAATTGGCTATGAGTACTATGACACAACATCTGGAAGTACAATTCAAAGACTTAAGTCATACACAACATCTGTTAAAGATAAATGGTTTTTTATCTCTGAGACATTTGACATCCCAGAAGATAATACAGAATTTAGAATTGTATTAAAGATCAACTATATTGGCGGAGCATCAACTGTAGATGATTATCAATTTCTTGTTAATGGAATCACCGCTGGTCAGTGGTGTGAAGAATTTAATTCATCATCTTTAGGTGTTCAAAAAATATCAATACCATCAGACATAGCATTAAGTCCATATTTTGGAATTGAGGCAAACGCTTATGGTCTACAAGACAACAAAGGATATTACTTAGTCAAAGACAACAGCCTTATGGCAAAGAACACTGGAATTCCAATTGTATACGGGGCATCAAATCTTACAAAACTTTTGCCAAACAACGGAGACCCCTCTTTAATCATTCCAGGGCTAGGGTTTTTATCTGAAGGTGGTCAATACAAAGAGTACACGTTAGAGGCTTGGCTTAGAATCAACTCTGACTCGTCTACTATTAAAAGAATTATTGGTCCAATAGGTTCTGATGATGGTATTTATGTTGATGGGCCATTCCTTACTTTAAAGATTGGAAATATTTCTGGTTCTTATTATGTTGGTGAATGGACAAGGCCAATGTTAATGCATGTTCGTATTTCAGAAAACTATGCATCTATGCTTATAAATGGCGAAGAAGTTATATCTCTTAACTATATAACTTCAGAATTACAACTACCATCAAAACTTAATTCACTTGGAAAAGATCAAGACTGGATTGGGTTTTATGCATACGAAGATGTGTCTCCAGTAGAACTTGACTGCGTTGCAATTTATACTTATCAAGTACCACTAGTATTAGCAAAGAAAAGATTTATATATGGACAAGGAGTTGAATTTCCAGAGGGAATTAATCAAGCATATAGTGGATCATCAGTTTATATAGATTATCCATTTGCAGATTATACAAACAATTACTCTTATCCAAATATTGGAAAGTGGAGTCAGGCAGTAATTGATAACCTTGCCGTAGAAAATAACATGCTTTGTACACCAGAATACTCTTTGCCAGAAATAGTACTAGCATCTTCTGATATTCATAGTTTATATTCTCAATTAGGAACAATGCAAAATGAAACTGAAAAGTTTTTTTCTTTTAACCCAGCACAAAACGGTTACATGTATTTTGATAATTTAAATTTTTTAAATCAAAAGATTAGATCCTTTTATGGATCGTTTAAGTTTTTACAAGAGCCTACAACCAAGCAAATACTTTTCAGAATAGAGTCTCAGAACTCTTCAGATTACTTTGAAATATCTACGCTTAGTAACGATGTAGTTTATATCTTAAAGTCTGGATCAACTGAGCCAATAACACTTGCAAAATTTTCATGGTCTAACGAAAATACGCTTGCTGGAATTACTGTAAATGAGATGTTTTCTGTAGGAATAGATATAGATAAAGTTTCTAAATACTTTGGAGGAAATGTTGCATCATTCTTTGGAAATGTAAACACCCTTAAGTTCTATATAGGTGGAAAATCAAATCTTACAGAAACATTCTCTGGAAAAATTTATAAGGTTGGTTTTTGTACGGCAAGAAATCACAAAAAAATTGAGTACCTGTTTAATGAAAAAGGAATCCCTGTAGGCGATGAAAATGTTTTTGATTTATATGCAGACACAATTGATGTAGAATACAACTCAACAGATAATTATTTTGGAACAAATCCTGCAGAGTGGGACGAAATTGTTGACTCAGGCAGTGTAAATTCTTATCCAGTAGAAAGTTTCCAAGGACATACAGCAAGTTATACTTTATCACCATCTTCATATTTTGACAACTACACTTTAGACATTGACATTCAAGGTTATTGGGAAGACTACATTCCTCTTACATATTTTGCCCAATACATTAAAGATGAAAAAGGCAAAGATGTATATGATTTAGACCTAATTCAGTTTAATATAAATTACCCAGCCCCATCAGTCTTTGTTGAAGAAGAGCAAACTGGTTCTTGGACATATGAACAATTGTATGACCAATACAATGTGCCAACTCAGAGAACATACTCATCATTAGATAATCAGTTATTTACTGGATATTTAAATTATGATGATTTAAAAAATAGAGCCTACAAAAATTATAAGTATGATACGTCAAATGCTTTGGTAAAATCATATATTACTTTTCAATATATTGAAAATGGAACAAATCTGCCAGAGTCAAATTTTGTTAATAGTGAAAAACCATCAAACGATTCTTTTGTTGTCCCAGGAGAAAACTGGATTAACACAAAATATGAAGTAGTTAATAACATGATTATTTACCCACCATCAAATGCAAGAACTCTGGACCTTGCAATAGTCACACACTTAGATTTTAATGTCAAGGGAATATTGAAAAATAGAATTAAGGTTAGAAACCTTGAGTACGCATCTCAAGCATTTAACGCAACATCTCCAAACCCTATTGGAACAAGGTTTGGCAATGAGATATATCCATATAAAAAATCTGGTTTCTATTATGATTATAAAGAAAGAAATCCTTTTACGATTTATAAGGGTAGTTCTCCATACCTATATCTAACAAGATATACTGGGATAGAGTTAAAGGGTGTTTATGACCCACTAATTAACCGTGGTCTTTCTATTCCAATAAATAAAACAATGGCAGAAAACTACAAAGTTATAGCCTTACAAACAGCCATAAGATATGACCAAGATGCATTTCCATATGGATCAACAGAAATATTTGAGATACAATCAAGGAATACTCACATAAAGTTTTATATGGTTGCAATTCACCCAAGTGGAGAAAGAGCAAAGATCTATGCAATTAATGCAAAAACTGGAAGATTAGAAGATGGAATATCTTTTTATTGGAATGGCAAACTTGTAAAAGAGCCAGTTATTACAGTAAAAGAGTGGGGATTCTTGGGAATATCTTTTCCAAATATTTTAGACTTTAAAAATAGAGTTGGATCAATAAATCTTAATGGACCTATTACGTTTAATACTATTTCATACTACCAGTCTACAAACCTTCAGGAGGTCCAGCAGGTAGAGATTCGCCCATGGTTTGCTGTGAAGTATGCAAGCCCACTTACTCTTGAATGGGATTATTGGAAGTCTTCAGCCTTTATTTGGGACGGGGTATTAGTTTTGGCCTCAAGTAGTTATTATGGCGTAAATCCAGAGACAGTTTACAAGAGTTATACTGGAACTAACAAGATTATTATTGATACCGAAAAGGTGTTTACGGTAAACGGATATGAATATAATGTCTATAAAGGTATAACTTTGCAACAAACTACTGTTGATGCTGTCTAATATGGTATACTTGAGTATATGAATATGGAAGATCCACGCAAAAAGAAGAAGCAACTGCCCAAAATGAAGGGGCAAGTGGGAGAGTCCCGTGCAAAAATTATTGAAAAGCATTATGATTGGGGTCTATATGTATACAAAAAGGCCAATGGCAAGTGGTTTACAGATGGAAATGGTTCTGTTTTAAATATTGAGTCAATGAAAGGTGATATCCTTCAGATTTCTAAACTAAAGGATGCTGCAAAATATTACGGGGATGAAGGAGATGGTGAATGCATCTTCGTACCAGGATTAACAAGAATCTCAGAAGAAGAATACTCTGAGCAAAAGCAAAGACTAGCAGAAGGATTGATTCCTTCTATGAACGACCTTGGTGCTGTTCAAGCAGCAAAGGATACTATTGCTAAGTATGGAAGTGATGACTAATGAGTGAAGAAAAAGAATTCTTTATTAGAGCAAAAACAGATTCTCCACTACCAGCAGATGATACTTTTACAAAGCAAGACCCTTTTAATCAAACATGGGATGTAATTAAAGATTTGCAAGGCTTAGACAACAACTTTAAAAGAAGAACATCTCGTATTGTAAAAACTGAAGCAACACAGGGATACATCGATAGTTCGAGAGCAGAGAGCGTCGGTATTGATGGTGCAAGATCAAAAGAAATTAATTCAGGAACTGTATACAGAAATGCATACGGCTTATTTGATGTAATTACGCCACCATGGAACTTGTACGAACTAGCAAGTTTTTACGACACTTCATTTGCAAACCATGCTGCAATTGATGCAAAGGTAGAAAACATTGTTGGACTTGGATATGAGTTTAAGGTCTCTAAGAGAACAATGCTTAAGTTAGAGGCATCAGAACCAAAGACAGCAGAAAATGCAAGGAAAAGAATTGAAAGAGCAAAGATTGAGTTAACTGATTGGCTAGAATCTTTAAACGATGAAGACTCATTTACTACAACTATGGAAAAGGTATTTACTGACCTACAGTCAACAGGAAATGCATATCTTGAAATAGGTAGAACAGTTCGTGGAGATATTGGTTATGTAGGGCACATCCCATCAACTACAATGCGTGTGCGTCGTCTTCGTGATGGGTTTGTTCAGGTTATTGGAAACAAGGTTGTATACTTCCGTAATTTCGGAGCAACAAATCCAAACCCAGTAGGAGCAGACACAAGACCAAATGAGATTATTCATTTTAAAGAATACTCACCACTAAATACTTTTTATGGTGTCCCAGATATAATGTCAGCAATTGGATCTCTTCATGGTGATCAACTTGCGTCACAATATAACATTGATTATTTCCAGAATAAGGCAACGCCAAGATATGTTGTAACTCTTAAAGGTGCAAAGTTATCTCCAGAAGCAGAAGACAAGATGTTTAGATTTTTACAGACTGGACTTAAGGGACAAAACCATAGAACACTTTACATTCCTCTTCCAGGAGACTCTGACACAAACAAGGTAGAGTTTAAAATGGACCCAGTTGAAAATGGTGTTCAGGAAGCATCCTTTAAGGAATATCGTAAGCAAAATAGAGATGATATTCTTGTTGCTCACCAGGTGCCTTTGTCAAAAATTGGCGGAGGAGACTCTTCTGCTATTGCTGCAGCACTTGCACAGGATAGAACATTTAAAGAGCAGGTTGCAAGACCAGCACAAAGAAATCTTGAAAAAATGATCAACAAGATCGTAAAAGAAAAGACAGATATTCTTGAGTTTAAGTTCAATGAACTTACACTTACAGATGAAATTGCTCAATCACAGATTATCGAAAGACTTGTTAAGACACAGGTTATGCTACCAAACGAAGGTCGAGAACTTCTTGGACTTCCTCAAATCGAGGGTGGCAACGAGCCGTTTGATCCAAAGCCAGAACAGACAGCAAACGATAATGCTAACAGAGCAAGGGACACTGAAAGAACAAACAACCAGTCTGATGGACAAGCCACAGTAAGTGGAAGAAATCCCAAAGGCGAAGGCCGTAAGGTTGATGATCTGACCGAAATGTCCGAATAGTGATACTTTAGCAAAAAAGGGTATATAATATAATAACCATGATTATATCAAAAGCGCATTGGAATTCAGATGGTGATAATATTCGCCTATCTATGCCTTTAACCAAGGTAGATAAAGAACGCAGAATTGTATCTGGTTTTGCATCCCTTGACAATATTGATAAGCAGGATGACATCGTAACCGCAGAAGCATCAATGGCAGCCTTTGCAAAATTCCGTGGGAACATTAGAGAAATGCATCAGCCAGTAGCAGTAGGCAAGATGGTAGACTTTAAAGAAGATAAGTATTTTGATCCAGAAACAAAGAAGTTTTATAAGGGCGTATTTGTATCTGCATATGTTTCAAAGGGTGCACAGGATACATGGGAGAAAGTTCTTGATGGAACTTTGACTGGTTTTTCTATTGGTGGACGAATGAACAAGTGGGACGATGCCTATGATGAGAAGGCAGACAAAACAATTAGAGTTATTAAGGAATATGATTTGGTTGAGTTGAGTCTTGTAGATTCCCCAGCAAATCAATTTGCAAATATAGTATCTGTTGAAAAGGTTGATGGCGTAGATGTTATCAAGGCAGACGAAACAGTGCTAGAAAATGTTTTTTACGACAAGGAAAATGGAATAGTTATAGCATCTGAAAATGAATCAGAACTTAGCCCAATTACTGGTGAGCAAATGGAAAACATAGGGTTCGTTGAAAAAACGGATAGTGAAAAAACAACAATGATAAAATTCTTAGTTGATAGTGCTAAAGGCATTAATACTTCTAAGATTAACAAGGAGGTACAACCTATGACAGAAAACACAGAAGCAGTTGCAGAAGTTATTGAAACAGAAGCAGCAGTAGAAGTAGAAAAGTCAGAGGTCGCTCCAGAGGTTGATGCCGTAGTAGATGCACCTACAGAAGATGTTGTTAAGGCTGATGAAGTCGTAGCAGTAGAAGAAGTTGCAAAGCCTGAAGAGGCTCCTGCAGTTGATGTAGTTGAAGAAGTTACAGAGGTATCTAAATCAGATGAAACAATTGTTGAATCAGTTGAAGAAATCAAAAATACTCTAGAATCAGCCTTTAGCGATCTAGTTTCAACAGTAAAGTCTTTGCAGGCAGAAGTAGAAATGCTTAAGTCTTCAAAGGTAGATGTTGAAACAGCAAAACAATCATTTGAAGCAGTTGCAAAAGATATTGCAGCAGCAACAAATACATTCAATGAATTTGGTAAGCGTGTGGAACTTGTAGAGCAAGACACTGCTTTCCGAAAGTCTGGCGATCTCGGCGAGATAGTACAGAATCAACCTGAAACGGTTGAAAAATCCCTATGGGGCGGTAGTTTCCTCAAAACAGCCGACTTATTCAATTAAAAAACAAATAAGTAAAAATCACAGGAGGTGACAATATGTCGGAACAAAATATAGAAAAGAACCAGCCTGGAACATCAGGTAATCTTGGTGGAACAGCACCAGGACTGTATCAGGGACAAGGTGCATTCGCATCTGGATCTGAAGCAGGTTCAAACGTACCAGGTAATTACACCGATGGTGGCGTGTTAGGAAATATCCCAACAGCACTATCAGGCGTTACATCTGGACCAAATGCAGTTAACCCTTCAGGTGAGGCTGGATCAGGTATCCTACGCCCAGAGCAGGCACGTCGTTTTATTGACTACGTGTGGGATGCAACCATTCTCGCCCAAGATGGCCGTCGCGTTACAATGAGAGCCAACACAATGGAACTCGAAAAGGTAAACGTCGGAGAGCGTGTCATTCGTGCAGCAGCGCAAGCAGTTGGCGATTACACAAACGCAGGTGCAACATTCTCAAAGGTTGAATTGACTACAAAGAAGATTCGTCTTGACTGGGAAGTATCTGCAGAAGCACTAGAAGATAATATCGAAGGTGCAGCACTAGAAGATCACATTGTCCGTTTGATGACAAATGCTTTCGGTAACGATATCGAAGACCTTGCAATCAATGGCGATGGCGCAACAGGAAACTTCCTTTCAATTATGGAAGGTTTCGTAAACCGTGTTAAGACAGACGGAGATGCTCATGAGTCAGTTGTAACAGTCGCTAATAACGCCTGGACAACAGATGTAATGCAGAACATTATCCTAGCAATGCCACGTAAGTATCGTGCTATCAAGTCTAACTTGAAGTTCTATGCTGGTACAGACGCATTCCAGGGTATCGTCAAGAATAACGGTACACTAGCAGACGCAGTTGCTGAAGCATTTGCATCACGTGCTGGTGGTACTCCAACAAACCGTCAGGCATACCTTGATGGTGGAGCACAGACATTCGGTGGAGCACGTACAACACGTGTTCTCGGAATTGACGTACAGGAAGTTCCATACTACCCTGCAGGATATGTTGACTTGACATTCCCACAGAACCGTGTATGGGGATTCCAGCGTGACATCACTGTAAACCGCGAATACAAGCCAAAGAAGGATACTGTAGAATACACAGTCTTTGTTCGCTTCGGTATTCAGTGGGAAGAGCAGGATGCAATCGCATTCGCTGACGCTGCATCAGATGCATAATCTGTAAACAGTACATTTTAGGGGGAGTAGGAGTTAGTTCTCCTGCTCCCCTTATTACTTATAATGATATAATACTATTTAGGAGGAAAACATGGAAAATTTAAATAATCCTGCACCAGAAGAAGCAGTAGTTGAATCACCAGTTGTTGAAGAAGCACCTGTGGTCCACGAGGCACCAGTTGTTGAAGAAGCACCTGTGGTCCACGAGGCACCAGTTGTTGAAGAAGCACCTGTGACAGAAACTCCAGCAGAACCTGAAGTAGAGGCTCCAGCACCAGTTGTTGAAGAGCCAGTAACTGCAATCACAACGCCTTCATATGAATCACATATAGAGGAAGTTCCAGCACTTGGCACAGTAGGAGATGGTGCAATTGGAGCAACGACAGCAGTTCGTCAACCAAGACCAGCAAAGAAGAAGGCAGAAGCCTCAGTTGTAGAAAAGGTAGCAATTTACTCAACAAAAAATGTTACATGGTCAGAGGTAGGCAAGGTTTATCGTGGCTACAACATTGTTGAAAAGGATGCTGCTGAAAAGTGGCTTACTCGTTCACATGTTCGTGTAGCAACACCAGAAGAAGTTGCTAAGGAATTCGGTAAGTAAGCAATGGAGGTTATGAGAGTTCCACCTTATCCTATTGTGACAGTATGGGAATTACCCATACCAAACTACACATATATTCAATATGTTGAGGATTTGGTGGATCACTCAGTAATAGAAACAGAAGTACAGTCAGATGCCGATGGCATAGTTGAATACGTATTACAATTAGAAAAAATACAGTTTGATAGAAAGTTTCTTATTCGTTTTTATGATGCAGAGCGTGAGCATATTCTTTATGAAAGCAATTTAGATGTTATTCGTCCATATGTAAATGCAAATAAACTTGGCACTACAGCATCAGAAATTGCAGAATACAGAATGCTTGAACTTGTATCAAGATCAATTATTGACACAATTATTCCAAATGGATTTTACAATTACAAAAAGATTGTTCAGGCAGTTGGTCAGGGATCTGATTATTTCCCATTATGGTACGACACAAGCAAGGTTTTAAAAGTTTATGAAAACAATGTTTTAGTTTATGATGTCGATACTCCAGAACTAAATGAGTATGAATATTTGATTACATTAGATAATTCTGCAATTCAAAGAGTTATTTCTGGTGTATATAACAGATCTGAGCAGGCTGTTCCAAACCTTCCAATAGGAAGAGGAGACCTTGGATACTTTGGGTTTCAGTTTGCCTCTTTTCCAGCGGGATATGACTATACATTTGTTCTTGACTGCGGGTATAAAACAATTCCATCTGACGTAGAGTATGCAACAAAAACATTAATGGAAGATATAAAATGTGGAAAGTTGGATTATTATAAGAGATATGTGACTGCATACAATACAGATCAGTTTAGGATTCAATTTGATAAGTCAGTTCTTAATGGAACTGGAAATATGCTAGTAGATAAGATATTAGATAAGTATGCAAATACTATTCTTAAACCAGGGATGATTTAATGATATGCGAAGAGCCAGATTTTATATTTCCATTGCAAGCGGATATTTACTATCCAATTGTTGAGCAAGGAACCTATGGCAATGTTAAAAAGACTTGGGTTTTAGATAAGACTATTGCTGCTAATTTTAATGCAGTAGGTTCTGCAGGAAACGAAGAAGTAAGACCCAATGTAAATATTACCCAAAGATCAAGTTTAATTGGAAGAGCAAAGACAGACCTAAGAATATCAAGTTTAGATGCCCCTCATTCTATAACAAACATTATTTTAACTAACATTCGTGACAAGAACTGCAACGAAATTTATATGGAAACATCTGGTCCAAGATCAGGCAAGTCAACTATATTTGAGATTGCTACACAGGAGCCTTTTGTAGGACCTTTTGGTGGAATCGAATACTACAACCTGGTAATTCGCAGGTCCGAAAATCAGGCGGTAGATGTATGATGTTAAAAGTGGTATTTGATAATAGGCAATTTGAAAAAGAAATTAATAACATAATGAAATACTCGACTGGATTTGTCGAGGGTATACAGAATGGTAAGTCTGAATTCTATATGGCATTAGCACCAAAGATAACAGAACTAGCGTCACAGTTCATTGACGTAAATGCAAGAATGTCTCCAGAATTACTTCACCACATCTATGAGTGGGAAAAAGTTGGAAGTCCAGAAGCAAGACTATTTGATTTAGATTACAAAATTAGCAAGATTGGCATAACATTTACATCGTCTTTAAAGCAGTCAACTTCAATTAAAAATGGCTCAAATGTTCCTTTCTATAATAAAGCAAAGATTATGGAAGAAGGTGTTGCGGTCACTATTAAGCCTGTAAGAGCAAACGCTCTACGTTTTGAAATTAATGGCGAAGAGGTTTATACTTCAAGAGATGTTGTTGTTGACAATCCTGGTGGACAAACACAGGGACAGTTTGAAAATGTTCTTAATAACTTTTTTGGTGTATACTTTAGACAATCATTCTTAAACGCAAGTGGGCTTCTTCAGTACTTTAAGTATCCAGAGTTTTATAAGAAAAATTTATCAGCAGCAAAAAGAGGCGGTAGGTCTTTAGGATTAAAGACTGGATACCAATGGGTGGCTAATGCAGGGAGGATTGCATAATGGCAGAATCAAGTTCAACTTTTAATACACCAACACTCTGGATCAACAAATATTTACAAGAAAAGATGGCAGCAGATGAAACACTTGATGTTGGTATAGGTGTTCCTTTTTTCCCATCAAGACCAGCATCTATTGACGAATTAACAGAATCTTGGATAACAGTAGAAAACAACATATATCCATATAAAGGAATTATGGCCACCTGGGATAGATTAGTGCGAATGCGTCGATCACCTTTCCCACACATAAAGCAAGAGCAGTTGTTATACTATTTTTATGCAACAGAGTCAGAAGTTACTGAGCAAATGGTTAGGGTACAGGAGGCAGTACTAAGACTAATGGATCGTGAAGATGAGACCGCAGAAGAGATTAACAAATGGGCCAAGGCCAAAGGACCAATAGATGGAATGGATTGTAAATTCTTTTTCCATAAGTTTAGGGTATATCAATTAGAAGAAGTCAGAGATATAATAGATTTCGGAACAGCCAGAACATATGGCGGAAACAAGATAATTATAGACTTCGAGTACCACCAAGAAAACTCAATTGTAAACCCATAAAAAGGCATGTTATACTTAATATGAGGAAACAAGCCCCTTTAATCCATAAGAAAATAAAGAGGTGAAATAAATGGCATATACACGTGGTAGCAGCAACAATATTATTGTTGGAGCAGCAGCCCTCTTCACACATGAAGATGGCGTACTAACAGATAACGCACTTCCAGCATATGTGGCAGGAACATCATACAGAGAGACACTTTCTAATGATGCAGACTTCCGCAATGTTGGTTACACAATGAATGGTTTGGAAATTCAATTCCAGCCAGATTTCGGTGAAGTAGCAGTAGACCAGGTACTTGACGTTGCTAAGTTGTTCAAGCAAGGCATGCAGGTAAACCTAAATACTACATTCGCAGAATCAACACTAGAGAACCTATTGTTTGCACTAGCAGGCAAGGATGCAGATCTAGCAACAGTATCAGGAAACCCAACACTTAATCTTTCAGCAGGAGACATCGGCGAATGCCCAGTCGAACGTGGTTTGGTTGCAGTTGGTCCAGGAACTGGAGATTGTGCAATTGGAGACGAACTCGAAAGAGTTTACGTAGCATACCGTGCACTCTCAATCGAGAGCGTAACAGTATCTGCAAAGAGAGACGAAGCGACAATGTTCGAAGTATCATTCCGTCTTCTTCCAAATGATAATGCATCATACGGTAAGATCGTAGACCGCACTATCCCAGCAGCATAATATAACTTAATATACGAGAGGCTCAATCCTTCGGGGTTGGGCCTTTCTGTTTGGTATACTTATACAATGCCTACAGAAATATACAAAACCTCCACCATCGAACTCTTTGATGGAACAGAGTTGTATATAACGCCATTAAAGATAAAATACTTAAAGTTATTTTTACGTGAGTTTGAAAGTGTTAAAGAAGCAAGAAATGATACAGAGGCAATTGACTCTTTATGTAGATGTGCAACAATCACAATGAGACAATATTATCCAAGCATAAAGACTCAAGAGCAACTTGAGGATAATATTGACATGCCAACAATATATAAACTATTAGATTATTCAGCAGGAATAAAAATAAACGAAAAATCAGAAGAGCCAGTAAAAGAGCAAGCAACTGAAAGTGGCTCTACTTGGGATGACTTAGATTTAGCAGAGATAGAAGCAGAGGTATTTTTGCTGGGGATTTGGAAAGACTACGATGAGTTAGAATCATCTATGTCAATGCCAGAGATAATGGCAACACTTAAGACTAAGAGAGATCTTGATTATTCTCAAAAGAAGTTTCTTGCTGCTATGCAAGGTGTTAACTTAGACGAAGCCAGTGGAAAACAAAATGCCTGGGAAGAAATGAAAGCCAGAGTATTCAGTGGTGGACAAGCATCTGATTCTAAAGATATTGTTGCACTTCAGGGATATAATGCACAAAAGGCTGGTTTTGGAATTGGCATGGGATTAACCTACGAAAAATTAGACGAATCTACACCCTCCAGCATGGTATAATTAATTGTTAACCTACAAGGAGGAACACTATGGCTGACAAGCCTTTAAACAGCAAAAGTATCACACTAATCGACGGTACAGAGATTGTAGCAAGACCACTTAAGTTATCATTGCTTAGACCATTCATGGCTAAGTTTTCTCTATTAGCAGAGTCATCAGATGATAATGATAAGTCAATGGATATCCTTATTGATTGTGCACAAATCGCACTAAAGCAATTCAAGCCAGAATTGGCAGAAGACAGAGAAGCGCTAGAGGATCTTCTAGACCTTCCAACTGTTTATCAAATTATCGATGTAGCATCAGGACTTCAAAACTCCGATGCAGGAGCATTGCTTAATTCGCTAAACAAATAAATAAGGGGGTGCATGAGAATTGGCAGATGTAAACTCTAATATAAATATTAATTTTAATACGGCTGCCGCCCTTGCACAACTTCGACAACTTCAGGCAGGCCTCAGTAAGTTTCATCAATCACTTGCTGAGGGCAACCTGGCTGCTGCAAATGCACAAAAAGGTTTAAACGCACAACTGCTTCAGTCTCTTGGAGCAACAGGAAAGTTCTCTGCAAGCCAAGTTAAGGTTGCAGGAAGTACACTAGCATTTACATCTGCTTTAGAAAAAAATAAACTTTCGCTTCGTGAATACTACAGATACACAATGGCAGCAGCAACTGCCAACACTCGTGTTATGGGCAGGGCTTTTGCACAAGAGCGAGAAATTATCAACCGTGCAAGACGAGACAGAGTAAAGGCTTTACAAGCACAATACATCCAGATGAACAAAGCCAATGCTGGCTTTATGGATGCTATTCGCATTATGCCAAAAAATCTTCAGATGGCTAGTGGAAGATTTACTGAACTTGGAGCAAGAATTCAGTATGCTGCACAAAGACAGCAGTTCTTAAATCAATTACTAAAGCAGGGATCAACACAACTCCTGAACTTCGGTAAGAATACTCAGTGGGCAGGTCGCCAGTTGATGGTTGGTCTTACAATGCCACTTGCTTTATTTGGTGCATCTGCTGCAAAAGCATTTAGAGAACTTGAAACAGAGATTGTTAAGTTTAAGCGTGTGTATGGAACAGCAGTTACAAATGATGCAGAAGTAAATGCTGCAGTTGAAAACATTAGAAAGTTAGCAACTGAATATACAAAGTACGGAGTCTCTGTTACAAAAACAATGGAGATGGCTGGAACAGCAGCAGCAGCAGGTTTTGCAGGAGCAGCATTAAATACTCAGGTTGAAACTGCAACTAAACTAGCAGTGCTTGGACAAGTAGAACAACAGCAAGCACTTGAAACAACTATGTCTTTACAAAATGCTTTTGGTTTGTCTAGCGAAGAACTTGCAAAAAAGATTGACTTCCTTAACGCAGTAGAAAACCAGACCGTTCTTTCAATTGAAGATTTAACAATCGCTATTCCAAAAGCAGCACCAGTAATTAAACAACTTGGCGGAAACGTTGAAGACCTTGCATTCTTTATGACTGCAATGAAAGAAGGTGGAATCAACGCATCTGAAGGTGCTAACGCATTAAAGTCTGGTCTAGCATCCCTAATTAACCCATCCAAGAAGGCAGCAGGATTCCTTGCAGATCTTGGTATCAATGTTAAAGGAATTGTAGAAGCAAACCAGGGAGATATCAAGGCAACAGTTATTGGATTTGCTCAAGCACTTGATACACTCGATCCACTTAATCGTGCAAGAGCAATTGAGCAAATGTTTGGAAAGTTCCAGTTTGCTCGTCTTTCTACCTTGTTCCAAAATGTTGCAAAAGATGGAACTCAGGCATCAAGAGCACTTGACTTAGCAGGATCTACTATAGAAGAATTAGCAGTCTTGTCTGAGCGAGAAATGAAGAAGATTGAAGACTCAGTAGGGGTTAAGTTTCAGGCAGCAATAGAACAGTTCAAGCAAGAGATCATGCCATTAGGTAAAGCGTTTCTTGAAGCACTAACTCCAGTTGTTAAGTTTTTTGGTAACATATTTGAAAAGTTTAATGGATTAAGCGATCAAACTAAAAAGGTAGTTGCTGTCATAGTTGGAGTTGTTGCAGGTCTTGGACCAGTACTTCTTATGACATTTGGTTTACTTGCAAACGGCGTAGCAAATGTTATTAAATTCTTTGCAATGCTGCGTGGAGGAATAGCAAAGTTAAATGGACAGACATCTGTAATGGGTGCAGGATTTAACTACATGACTCAAGAGCAGATAGAATCTGCTGCTGCCTCTCAACAGTTACACCAAACACATACAAGATTGATCGAAGTATTTAATGTTGAAAAGGTTTCCGTAAATAATCTTGCTGCATCCTATCATGCTCTTAGCACACAAATGAGAACTATGGCTGCACAGAATCCTTCATTGTTTGCAGGTGGAGTACCAGGTGCACGACGTGCAGTAAGCAAGTTGCCACCAGTTAAAAAGTATGCAGAGGGAATCCTGAGTGTTCCAGGTCCAAAGGGTGCAGGAGATGTTGTTCCAGCAATGCTTTCTCCAGGAGAAGCAGTTATTCCTACAGATACAACAAACAAATATAGAGGACTTATTAGTGCCATGTTCCAGGATAAGGTTCCAGGTTTTATGGCTGGAAGACTTCCTGGTGGACCAGGTAGAGGAATACCACTATCTGATGGACCAGCAGCAGTTAGAAAAGCACAGCAAGCAAAGTATAGAAGAAGAGATGATGCAAGACAAGGATATAACGAGCCTCATCCAGAAGTTCCAACTGGTCCAGTATTTGTTGGAATGCCAAAGTCAAGCGATAAAACATCTCAGTCAAGGCAGATAGTAGAAAAAATTAGTGATCAAGTAAGTGTCGGAAGATTTGGAACTTTGCCTCCATCAAACTTTGGGACACTGCTTCAGCCATTTTCTGGAAGAAGTTTCCCTGTTCAAGGAGTTGGCGGTATATACAGAAAGCCTAATGGAAAGATTGTTGTAGTAAAACCAACAATAGATGAAAAGACTGCGTTAGCAGAAGTTCGTGCTACTGAAATTGCAAGACAGGTTCATGGTCTAGTTGCACCAAAACAAAGTATTAGAACAATGATTGACCCAACAGATCCATCAGGTCAAAGAAAGTTTATAGTAATTGAATCACCGTATGATCCAAGAATAGCAGCAATGGATGGCAAGTTTAGCAAGTCTGATATGGTTAAGCAGTTAGTTGCTTCAACATTAAGAGGAGACAAAGATTTACAGCAACCAAATTTGTCTGGAAATGTGTTAGCAGATGTTGGAACGGCTGGAGTGTTTGATAGAGCATCTGGTTTTAGAGATTTCTCAAAAGCAATGCCAAGCATGGAGGAGCAAGCAGTTGTTAACTTGCTTGGTGTAAAGGGAGGCGCAAAGAAGTTCTTTGCACAAGAAACATCAGGTGTTGCAGCAAGCATGACACCAAAACAATATGATGATGCAATTAAAGGAGAGATTAATAGTTCTATTCCAAAACTAGAAAGACTTATTAAGTCTTGGAGTGGGGATTTAAATCCAGAAGAGCAAGTTGTTTACAACAACATGCTTGAAAGACTTAAGGCTGGAGCAAAAGTACACTGGGATGAACTTCATCCAGTTCATGCTCGTGCATCAGAAGGTGTTAAAAAACTTGCACTTGGAGATTTTGAAAAGTTTAAAAATATTCCAGAATCACAAAGACAGATATCAACACTAAGAAAAGGTCTTGCTGCTCAGGCTGCTAGAGATTTTAAGCAACTACCTGAAGAGCAACAAAGAAGAGTACTAGATGCAATTGCAAAACAAAAAATGAATGCAAGGACACCAGCAGTAATTGGTCCACAGACCTTAGAAGATTATCTGAGCCAAAGCAATATGCTTAAGTTTGTTGACGAGGAACTTATTTACAAAGATGGACTTTATCACGACAAAAAAACTTTAGATGCTGGAAGAGTTTATGGAAGAACATATGAAGAAGTAATGCAAAAAGTTTTTTATCAGATGGGTGTAAGACAAAAAGATGGAGAATTTGTAAGCGATAAAAAAATTAATGCTGCCTCTAGATTAAGAAATGCAGTTAGCCCTGTAGGAAAAGAAAGTGGATCTTGGAGAGGAAACGTTCCTAGAGATTCTGAGTTGTATCAAGTTTTAGATGCTGAAGAAAAGGCCTTTACAGAACAAAATAAAATTGCAGGAAAAAATGATCCATTAAAGCCAGTAAGAGAAAAACTTGTTGCTTTGGGATACAAACCAAAAGAAATTGATACTGCACTAAGAACTGAACTATCCCATATAAGTAAAACTGGAAAACCTGGTAAGGGCCCTGCTAAATGGTTAACAGGCTCTGCTATGTTTGATTTAGGTATATTAAATAAGTTTATGAACGCTTCAGTTAGACACGGCAAGATTTTAGACTGGAGTGCAAAAAATGGACACCCGTTTATTCCAAAAAATCAGATTGGAATTTATACTGAGGCTGCTGAGTTCATGTCAAAGGGTGGTCATCCAACAAATGAAAGAGAAGCAAGGTTAGTCCAAAAAGCAGCAGAACTTGATGTTCTAGCGCAGCAATACAAAGACAGTGAAGCAAAAGCAGGAAGAAAGCCAAAGAGGTTCCCAAAACTAGGACCAGCAAAAACTGCTAAGGGAGTCTTGGCTGTTCTCGATGATAGATTTGGCACAAAGTACTATAGTTCTCCTCAACCAGAGTTCAACCTTAAGAGTGGATCAGATAAAACATTGCCAGTCTTAGTAAACCCTGACGGTAGTGAGACCAAGATGACAATTGATCCAAAAACCAAAAGAGTAATAAGAACAGAAAAATTAACAGATTCTAATACTACTGCAGCAAAGGCTGGAGCAGTTCCAAGCAGCGGAAGTCGTAAAGATAGCAGAGGAACATCATTAACACCAAACCAAACAGTTGTAACTAGAAGACAGTTTGCAAATTTCCGTAGAGGTTTTGCATCTGTACCTGGATTCTCTATGCCTGGAATGGCTACGGGTGATCCAAGATTTGATTCTCAAGCAGACAGACCAATGCCAAACCCTACAGTTCGCCAGGGTAGAGTAGCAGCAGATCTTCGTGCAAAGGGATATAGCCAAGATGAAATTGATAAAGTATTAAGAAAGGTTGCAAAGGATGAAGCAAAACTTGCTAAGGGTAAATCAGAATCCGTAACCCAACAAGTAAGAAATCAAAAGTTAGATGATGCAGACCGCAGAAGACAGACTAATGAAGCAAGAGCCAGATTTAGAAAGCAGCAACATCTTTCAAATCTTAACTATAATCAGGCAAGGTATTATCAAGAAGCATTAGACGAAGATGAAAGAAGAAAACTAAACAATCTTAAGCAGTCACAAAAACAAGATGCACAAGCACGAAAAAATAAGATTAAAGAAAAAAGAGACTATCGTGCACAAAAAGTTGGAGTAGCATCAGGCGGATTGGCTATGGGGCTTGGCATGGCTGGATCTGCAATGATGATGTCTGGCAATACATCGGGCGGTATGGCAATGCTGGGCGCTTCAACAGTTGCAGGTATGGCTCCAATGCTTGCGGGTATGGGGCCAACTGGCTGGGTTACAACTGCAATAGTAGCAGCAGGTGCAGGACTGTTTTTATTAAATAAGCATTTTGAAAATTCTGCTAAAAAGCAAGCCCAGTATGTAGATTCAATATCAGCAACAACTAATAAGATGGACGAGATAGGAAAGATAACAGACAAGGTTGGCGCTTCTCGTGCAATGGACGAAGTAAGAAAGAAGGGATCATTTGGTTCATACAACGATGTTGAACGAGCAGGAACTGGCTTTGGAGATACATTCTTAAGGTCAGAAATTGGAAAGAAAATGGTGGATGGCTTTGTAAAAGAAATGTCCAAATCTGGTTCACAGGCAGCAGCAAAAGATTTTGCTTTACAATTATCAACATATGTTTCAGATGGAGTTTTAGATGCAGCACAAGCAGCAGACATTGCTGATCAAATAGGAGTACAACTAGGCAGCAGAAAGTACACTGCTGATATTGTTGGAAACTTAAGAGAAGTTATTGGTGTAAACGGAGAAGATCTAGCAAATAATCCTCTAAAGGTTAGAATGCAAATTGTTCAGGAGACAAACAAGAGATCTGATAGAGTTATCGATGCAATGAATAAAAACTACTCACCAATGAGTATGGATGGTGGTAGAACAGAGGCTGCACAACTTGCAGCACTTTCTGTAAACAATATTTCTGTTGCAAAAGCACAGGCTGATGCAACAGAGTTTCAATATAGAAAACAAATTCAGTTATTAGAAAAAGAGTTAGAGTCCACTTCAAATGCAGAAAAACTTTTAAAAATAAAAGAAAAGATTGCTGGATTAGAAGAAAAAATGGCAGACGATATGGTGGTTGCAAATAATGCAGTCGTTGTTCAAATGGACAGAGAAAAGAAAAGATTTAAAGACAATATTCAGAATGTAGATAGTTTTAAATCAAACAAAAAAGAAACCGCCTACTTTTCTTCCCTAAAATCTAAAGTTAAAGATACCTATAAAGGTACAGGATTTGAAACATCAGTAGGAACAACCCTTGAAAAATTGGCTAAGTTAAGCGACAAGACCTTGAAATTAGGTGACGGAAATGCAACAAAGGGAGGATTTAAGACCCAAATGGCTGCTCAAGATTTTGAAGTTGACATGTCGCTTCTTCTAGCAAACAAGGTTTTAAATCCAGACCAAATGGACACCTTCTTACTTATGTTTGAAGGAAAATTACCAGAACTTAGTCAAACACTAAAGGTTGGAATGCAAAGACAGGGTGCTGGACCAACTATAGAAATTTTAGAATACTTTTCAGCGTTTAAAGATGGCGATGCTGCAGCCACGATTTCTACAAAAATTATTAATAGTGATAAAAAAACATTTAATGAAATAGGTGAAACCCTGGCAGTTCTAAGAGTATTAGACGGTCATGAAATTAATATGGAAGCATTCCTTAGCATGAAAGATTCTGATGGCAAACCAATTGGTTATGATATGCTTGTCAAACTTTCTCAAGATTTAAAAACAATTGATGGAATGCCAAAGAAAATAGATAAGGCTATTATCCTTGATTACTTTGTTAATGGCAAGGGCAAGGGTATGAAGGGTATGACAGAAAGCAACCTTGAAGTATTATTTAGCAAATGGAAAGACTTTGATAAACTTCCAGACTTTGCACAAAAAGAAGCAGTCTCTAAATTTAAAACTATAATGGAAACAGTGTTTGCTGATGAAGCATCCAGGTTGGCATTTTATAGCAAGTATGCACAAAAGGCTACAGGCGGAGATACAACTGCTACAGGCCACTTAACATCGCTTATGTATAATGCAAAAAATGCAGATGAAACACTTGTTGACCGAGTTGCTGCAAGCACAAAAACTTATATTGGTGAAAATGGAGAGGTTGTTGTTAACTCTTCAGGCAATGCAGATTCAGGTGGTGGCAGCGGAGCAGGAAATGATCCACTAGCATTCTTAGCACCATTGGCAATGGCTTTAAAGAATGTAAGAGACAATGCATTTAATGCCCTCACACCAGTAAAATCATTACTAGAATTATTAAAAGATAATAAAACAAAGAAGAATGCTTTTACTTTATTTGATGGTATACAACATAGGCTTCTAAAACTTGGTGTTGGTCAAGAACTAAGAGATGCTGTTGCATCTATGTCTGCAGAAGATTTTGCAAAGGTTGCAGCACTACCAAAAGATAAGGCTATGTTTACCTTTGAAAAAGGAAAGCCAAGATCAAAGGATTCAATATCTGGTCTTGGTCCACTTGGCGAAGCAACAGACAAAGCAATCAAAGCAAAAGACCTTGGTAACTTTGACATTGCTAATGCAACAATAATAAAGGATATAGAGAATCAAACTAAGGCATATGCTATTCTTGTTGGTAGCGGACTATCTGCAGCAAAAGCATTAGAGGTTGTTGCAGACACAGGTCAAGCAGCAGCAATTGCAGCGGGAGCAATAGATACATCATCACCAGCATGGCAAACATATATTAATAATATAAAGACAGCAAATACAGAACTTGAGCGCCAAGCAGTTTTAAATAAAGCAATAAAGGCAAACGAGGAGTTTGGTCTTTATGCAAAAATGCCAGAACTAGTTTCTAAGATGAAGGAACTTGGGTATAGCACAGATCAGATTGATGCAGTTCTTGGAGACCCAGAGTTAGCAAAATTCTTAGTAGAAGATTTGAAGGATGGAAAGTTAGAGGCTAAAGAAATTGCAGAGACTCTAAATAACATTGAAGCAAGAAAAATTATTGATATTCAGATTTTGCTTAACAAGGGAGCACTTAAAGAAGCCAGCGATAAGGGAAGAGAAGTTGTAGACGAACTCTTTGCAGCACAGGAAGCACTTATTCGTACAGGCCCAGAGGCAATGCAACTAAAGGGCAATCAAAGACAAATCAGAGATCTTGAAGGACAGATTGCTCCATTCCAAAGAAGAATTGCAGAACTAAATGATGAAATTGAAGATGGTCAAAGAGTAATTGAAGAATCATACACAAGACCAATAGAAGATTTAAACGAAGAGATTAATGACCTAAACCGTGATCTAGAAATGAATCCTTTCTTTGGTGACCGTGCAATAAAGAAGATTCAAGATGAAAATACAATGCTTTCAAATGATCTTGAAATTATAAATCATGCAGCAGATGAAGTTAACAAGAGATACGACGAGCAAGCAGAAGCGCTTTCAAAGGTTCAAGAAATAAATCAAAATATTCTTGATCAGCAGAAGCAACAACTTGGTCTTGCTGATGCCTTGACTCAAGGTGATATTTCAGCAGCAGCCCAAGCAGCACAAGATATGAGAGCAACAAGCGCCTCACAGTTTGCATCAGGTCAATCAGATGCATTGGAGCAGGCAAGAAAAAATGCACTTGGTAGTCTTGTAGGGCCACAAAGCGGATTGACTCAGGATCAGATAAGTGAAAAACAATTCCAAAATGCACAAGCAATTTATCGTATGGAAACTGATCCACGTAGACTTGAAATATTAAAGCAGATTCAGGATAAGCAAGATGAAATATACAAAAAAGAAGAACTGCGTGAAGCCGCATTACGTAAGATTAGAGATCTTGAAGATAAAATTTGGAATATTGAAGAAAATTCTATTGAACCACTTCAAGAAAGAATTGATGCTCTTAACTATACAAATAAATTATTGCAGGATAGTATCGACAAGCAAATTGAAGGACTAAGAGTTCTTGGAAAAACCAGGGACGAGTGGGATAGAATCAATGCAATGCTTGATATGGATGCAGCAACAAAGCGAGCCCTTGCTCAATCAGCAGACTTAGCAGCACTACTTTCAGCAGCAGAGACATTAAACATGACATGGGCAGATATTCTTGCAAAGATGGCTCAATATGCAAATGGAATTCCTGGCGCAGTTCAAAATGCAATGAATCAAATTGGAGGAGTAGGCGCAGAAGCCTATGTAGCACCTCAAGAGACACAAGCAACAATAAGTGAAGCAGAAAAGTTTGATAACACAGTACAAGCACTTGATGCAGCAATTGCAGCATACGAATCAGCCGTTGCAAGTGGAAACATGTATAGAGTTAGAAATGCAGGAATTGCTCTTGCTGCAATCCAGTCGGCATACGATGCAACACTTCCAGAAGTTGATCCAAATGCAAAACCTGGAGGAGGTCTAACAGGAAAGTACGGAATGCTATATCAAGCAGATGGTGGCTTCATACCAAAGGGTACAGATACTGTACCTGCAATGTTAACTCCAGGAGAGTTTGTAGTTAGAAAGTCTGCAGTTGATCAATATGGCCAAGACTTCTTAAATGATATAAATGTTCAAAGATTCTCAACTGGTGGAACCGTAGGTGCACCACATGGTCTAGGGATGTCATCAATGGGCTCTAGAAGCACCAATACCCAAGATGAAAGAGCAACATCATTATTTGATAAGAAGATATGGGAAAAAACTGCTAACTTCTTTTCACTTCCATCAATAGCAAAAACTGCTTTGGACATTGCAAAGTATGGCGGTATTCCTCAAATGTTTGCTGCTAAAGCAATGGGTGCAGAAACAAAGTCTAGCCTAAAAGATAATTTAAATGCTGCTTTAGCAGTTGCACCAGTTCCAGGTTTAAAAGCAGTAAAGCCAGCAATTAACAAGTTAGGTAGCATTATTCCTAAAACCATAAAAGAATCCCTTGGAAAAAATGGTATCGATATATTTAATAAAATACTAAATAAGGCAAATGCTGTAACAACAACAAAACCAAATACAAGTTTGGTAGAAGAAAAACTAACCACTAATACTAATACAGTATCTTCAAAAGAATCAAATATGGATGATTGGGGAAGTTGGGATTCAGATAATTGGGTAATGCCAAAACAACCTTGGGACACAAGACTTGGAATGAAAATACAAGGGATGAACCCAATCCGTAACAAAATAGCAAATGCTGTATATTCTCCTAGAAGATTTTTTGAAAATCTTAGCCCTAAAATAAGTCAGGCTTGGAGGCTAGGAGAAAAAGAACCAACAATAAATAATTCATTTTTAAGCACAAAACTTGGAAGCCTTGTGGCAGCAAAGGTAGCACCAACTGTTGCTGATTTAGGAAAAGCACTTAACCCTAAAAGACTTATAGACACTCCTTTAGATGAGCGTTCATATCTTCAAAGGTCTATGGTTTCAGGAGAAAATGGAAAGAAAACTGCTTCATATGGTAACGCATTTAAAAATATTGCTTCTGATATTACAAGCCCAATTACTTCAAGATTTAATAAAGTTAAAGATTCTGCAACAAACTTCTTAATAGGCAAATACGAAAAAACAAACTTTGGAAGAAATATGTCTCTTTCTCGTCAGATTGCTGATGTTGGTGGAGACAATGCAGATGAATTAGTAAAGCACTACAAGACTCAAGCAATATTAGATTCAATTCCTGGCGGACTTGGTGCATTAATTCAAATGAAAAGAGGCATTCATCGACATGGAAAACTTATAGAGGATCTTCCATCTCCTTTAGAAAGATTCTTAGCATCAAAATTTGATGGAGCAAAAACACCAATGAACGCATATGGGCCAGGCCTGTATAGTGCAACTAGTCCAGCAACTTCTAAACAATTCTTTAATACTTTTGGAGATAATCAGTACGGTATAGATTTGACACCAAAAGCAATGTTTAAAGTTTTAACAAGTAAAGGATTTATAGATCCACCAAAAATGGCAAAATATAAAGAGAATTATATTAAAACAACAGGGACTCAGCCAAGAGATATGGGAAATATAAATGCTGATACAACTGACCCATTTATGCAATCACTTATGAGAGATGGATATATTGGATATAGACATGGAGATGCATACACCAATTGGGGTGTTGGAAATATTCCTGGAATGCGATTAAAGTTTAAAGATGGTCCAGACCTTAAAGCAGTTGTAAAAGATGGAAAAACAGTTTTTGTTCCACGAACAGATATCCCTAAAATCGTTGAGCCAAATCTAAATAACACTCAAAAAATTGGAACCAACAAGTCTCTGATCGCTAAAGCATCAGCACTTGCTGCTGCAATTACTGGTCTTTCTTTGTTCAAGACATCAGAGGCTAGAGCAGACGAATATTTTCCACCTAAGCCAAAATCTGCATATGATTCAGACAATAAGCCAACTGGAAGTCCAACATCAAGGTATTGGGGAGAACTAGAAAGACTTCATCAGCAGTCACCATTAGGATTTGATACTAAAGGTAAGCCAATATTTAATGATGCTGGAAAAGATCCATGGGGAGGAACAGAGATCCCAGGTCTTCCATTTAACGGCAAGGTAGCAAACTTCTCAGACTATTTCCATCAACTAGCAGAACAGCCTAAAAAGAGCATTAGCAATCCAATGGATGTAGACAAGAGTTTAAGGCCATTAGTTGGTTCTGGAGCATCAATGGGTGGAAGCGGAAATGGTTTTTATGGACTTCAAATGTTTTCTAAGGGCGGACTAGTTCCAAAATACTTTGCAGAAGGTGGATATGCTTCTGGAACAGACACAGTCCCTGCAATGCTAACACCAGGAGAATTTGTAATGAGTAGATATGCTGTTCAGTCTCATGGTGCAGACACAATGAGAGCAATAAATAGTGGCCAATCAGCAGGAGACTCAGTGTATAATTATAGTATTAGTGTTAATGTAAAATCAGATGCAAACCCAGATGAAATTGCAAGAGTTGTAATGACACAAATAAAGGGTATTGATTCACAAAAACTCAGGGGGAATAGATTATAATGGCAACTAATACATATATGTCTGGAAGAAAAAAATATTCAAGACCACAAGCAATGCTATTTGCAGACAACCCTGGAACAAAGGTTAATGGTTTTTACGTCCCAGACGGGTACGAGGTAGGGGCATATGCAGGCTCTGCAGCCAATACTAGAGACTTTCTAATACTCTCTGATGATAATAGATCAGAGATAGACTTTACTCCCGTTAGAATTGAAAAACGTGAAAGAATGATCAATGGACGTATGAGGTCATACCACATTGCAGATAAATTAAACATATCTGTTTCTTGGGATATGCTGCCATCAAGAGCATATGACACCAAGGCAGACTTTAATACCAGTGGAAATGCAGACATGGAATCATCACCATCAAGACCAAAGCCATTAGAATTTACTACAGATGGTGGAGCAGGCGGAGTAGAACTGCTTGACTGGTATGAAAACCATAAAGGATCTTTTTGGGTTTACTTGGCTTATGATAAGTACACAAACTTTGAAGATACAGATTTAACTGAAGCAGACAACAGGTTTAATAATATAAATAAGTATAATGAGATTGTAGAAGTATTTTTCTCAGACTTTAAGTATTCTGTTGTAAAAAGAAGCGGTCTTAACTTTGACTTTTGGAATGTCGCCCTAACACTGGAAGAGGCGTAATGTTTCAGGGTAAAGAATTACAAAATCATTTAGAGACAAGTTCTTCTGTAAAAACACAATCTGCAGTTGTAGTTGAATGGAACATGAACATACCATCAAACATCTCTACTGTTGGAAACTATAGATATAGACCAACCAGCCAAGATTCTCCATATAGAGGAATTCCAAACACCTTTGATCAAGCAGATGCTGGAAACTATTACACTGGAGCAACAGATGCAGATGTAAAAATTGATGGTGGCTTTGATGATAATGGAGAGCCAACGACTCTTACTGCTTATAAAGAAAAGTTAAAGATGCTTTACTCTTTGGAAGATTGTTTAAAACCTCAAAGACCAAGATCTGGAATTAATAAAGCAACATATTTAAACGGTAGATACTTGCACAACCCAAATATTAATATGGCAAAAAGACCAAGATACTATATGCCAGACAAGAATGACCCATTTAAATACTGGACATCTTTTAGAACTGAAAATAAAATTGAGTATGGTGTTGCAAATAAGACTATAAATGGAAGACACAGAATAGAAGACACTGCCCCATTTGTTGTGTACAAGCAGCAAGTGCCAGCAAATAGAGTTATTGTAAAGATGCAAACTAATGTTGGAGAACTTGATTATGGAACATTTTCAAACTCAGCAGATACATTTTTAGATCCATACTTTGGTGATACAAATAAAACAACTCCAGATAGATGGAAGATTCAGGTTTTAAAGAATAACAACTGGGTAGATGCTGTATCGTTTACAGACAAAGATAAAAGAAAAGATGGAACAGACATCATCAAGTCTGACGGATATGTTGAACTTTCCTATGGCCTCATAGTTCCTAAGTTATATTCAGATATATTTATTTTTAAAGGAGAACTACCTTCTGTAACTCTTAGACCAGATACTGCAGAAGAAGGACATTCATTTTTAGTAATACAAAATGATGGGGAACTTGGTACGTATTATATCTGGTACGATTCTGAATGGAAAACTTTTACTCCAACATATGGTTGGAAACTTGAAGAAAGTTCTGTAGACAGTCTAACAAACTTTGTAACTGATTTAACATCTCCAAAATACTACAACTCTGGTACTGCTAAAAAATATAAAGAGTTTGAATATATTTCTGGAATTAGAATCGTGGTTGAAAGCATGAATAAGTTTGACTCAACATTTGATTTAATTGAAATGTCTTCTAGACTATCAGCAGATATTTCAGATAGGGTATTGAGTTTTTCAGTTAACAAAAGCGCATCAGACCTTGGTGCAAGTGGACTTCCTGTTGGACAACTACTTGCATCTACTGGTAAACTTGAACTCTTTGATTTTGACGATGCCTTTAATGCAAACAACACAAACAGTATTATTGGAAAGTATGTATCAAAAAATATACAGGTAAAACTTTACGAGATAATTGTGGATGTTGCAGGCGTTGACTACTACGTTCCAATCAAAACCATGTACTCAGATGGATTTCCAAAAACATCAAATGATTCAAAGCAGGTATCTATTGAACTAAGAGATTTATATTTCTACTTTGAATCTCAAACTGCCCCAGAAATTCTTTCAACAAACACATCTGTTAGCGCAGCCGTTTCACTTCTTTTAGACTCTATAGGATTTTCAAACTATGTATTTAAAAGGGTAGACGGAGAATCAGAAACAATTATTCCATATTTCTTTATACCACCAGAAAAGACTGTTGCTGAGATATTAGAAGATATAGCAATCTCAACACAAACAGCCATGTTTTTTGACGAGTACAATAATTTTGTAATGATGAGTAAAAACTATATAATGCCATCATTAGCGCAAAGACCAACAGACATAGTTCTTTACGGATCTTCTGATTCACAAGATTCTGGAGTAGTTAAAAACGAAAGAACAAAAACAAAACTTGCAAATATTTTAGAGGTAACATCTGAGGACAACGATGTTTACAATGATGGAAAGATTGTTTATACAACAAGACATATTCAAAGATCTATTGGAAGCATAAAGCAGGCAAACCTAATTGATAATGAAAAGACTTGGATTTATAAACCAGTTCTTTTATGGGAAGTTGCAGGTACAGAAAATACCAAGTCTACTAATGGAGAGATTGGAAACCAGTCTACATACATGCTAAGCGCAATACCATTAAATTCTAATCTTTCTGCCACAGTTCCAAATGTTTCTAATAACGTAGTTGTTAATAATGTTATGGATTTAGGAGAGGGCGTTTACTGGATAACAAGATACAATGGATACTTTTATTCTAATGGAGAGATTATAAAGTATGATGCTGTTCAATATAATATTTCTGGTAATGGAGATGTTTGGATTAACAATGTTCAGGAATATGATAAGTACTTTTCATCTCTTCCTTTTAACGGAAAGATTTATCCAACGGGCTTAGTAAGAATATACGCTGAGCCAAACTATGAAGAAGTTTCTGGAATTATAAAATTAAAAAATGGTCCTGTTGCAAAGCATGGAAGAGGACAGTTTGGAACTCCAGTAACATTGCATACTGCTGGTCTAAATCCATACTGGTCAGATAACGCAAATGTTCGTGGATGCACAATGGAGTCAAAGTATTTATTTAAATCAGATCAAACATTGCCAGACACAAGGGTTTTTGCAGCAGGCCTAAGCAACACTCTTGCACAGAAAACAACAAGAAACGGTATTATTAAAAACTTTCTTTCATCAAAGTATATTGCAGAGACAAGTATTAATGCAATGCTTTCAACACAAACTGGAACAGTCCAGTCTTCTGCTTTGATTATGAATGGTCCAGGGTTTACAACAACAGAGTCACCAATTGATTTTATATCATATGTGTATAAGCCATTAGCAAATAAGTATAAGCACTTTGGAACTAGAATGAGAATTGTTGGTAAAATTGAAAATGATATTAATCGTGGTCAGACACCAGTAGGTGGATCTACTTACTACACTGTTCCAGGAACTACTCCAGACAAGAACATAAGCATTGTTGGTGGCTCAGGTGGTCTTGGTGTTATGATAAACCCAGAAACAAACAACGGATACTATTTTGAAATCATTGCGCTGGGAGCAAACAACCTTAATAATTCTGAGCAAGACAATGTTCATAATGTTATATTCTATAAACTAAAGGCTGCTACTACTGGAACAGCAACTACATCTGCAGTGCCAGTAAAACTGTATGAAGGACTTACAAACATAATTGTAGACGATGGAAAATTCACGGGACAGTACAGAATGGCTGCAGAAGAAAACCCAACAGTATATGACTTAGCAGTTGAGTATCAAGAGATAGGCTCACGCAGAAGGTTCTTTCTGTATCTAAACAATAACCTAATCGCTACAATAGATGACACTGACCCGCTTCCAATATATAACAATATGTCATTGTTTGTTCGTGGATCTTCAAGAGTTATGTTTGAAAATATCTATGCATTGGCAAACAACTATTCACAAAATACAGCGTTTCAAATTGATGCACCGATTAGTTCAGCATTTGGAGATTCTGAAATAAATGCAAACGATTCATTTATGAAATACGCCATGTCAGGTGCAGTTCAATCAACCTATCTTACTGGTATTAGTTCTGCTGAGCCTCCAAAGTTTAGCATGTACTTTGAAGAGTTTGGAACAATAATGAGAGAAGCAGCATCATTTAATTTTAAATATGACAAGGCATATCCTGCTTTGTATGCAAAGTTATCTCCAACATTTAATAGATTAAAGGGTTATGCTATTTCAGGATTTAGAGCAGGGGCATATGGAGCAGAATTTTTAATATTTAATTCTACAGACACAGCACTCAGCCTTGATGAGACAAGCGGAAACTATCTAAGAATTCAAGGCATTACATTTACTCAGCAATCAAACAACGATCTTACTGTTGACGAATACTTTTCAAAGAATAGCAATTTAGCAGACCCACAGTTTGTTGGTAATTCGCTAGTATCATATCCTAATAAAATTGCAAAAGATTATGAGGACATAAAATTAAGTCGCATGACTTATGGCAAAAAGGATTTTTCATTAGAGGCTCCATATATTCAGTCACACGATGACGCAGAAAACCTTTTGGCTTGGGTAATTAAAAAAATAATGAAGCCAAGAAAGTCTATAGGCGTTAAGGTTTTTGCAAACCCAATGATTCAACTTGGAGACATTGTATCTGTTGACTACGTTGAAAATCAAATAGATAAGATCGGATCTAAAGACGCAAGGTTTGTGGTATATAATATAGAATATTCTAAAGAAAAAGATGGTCCAGAAATGACATTATTTTTAAGTGAGGTAGTTTAATGGCAACTGATTCAGTAGCAAATCAACCAGCGTCCCAGGCAAAGCCAGTAGTTAATCCAGCGGTTAAGGTTGCAACTCCTTCCTTGATTGCTCTTAGCAACCCACCACTTGAAATTGATATTATGTCAGATCTTATATTTGAAAATATAGGAGGCCAAGAATTAATTAACATATCAAGAAATGACATCATTAATGGACAGGATGTTTTGTATAGCCCAATTAAAAACCTGCAAAGCCTTTACTTAGAATACAACCCTAACAATATAATTAAACTTGAGAACACAGCAGATACTTATTTTAAGAACTTTCCAATTAGACTTGAGAACAAGATACCATCAGTAGGCTCAGGACCTGCTGGACAGATAGTCTATATAGATCAAGCAACAGGTGACTTGGTAATCAATGTAACTAACCTTGATTCAGATGAGCAAATAGAGGTTCAAATAGTAAACAACGGTGAGATACTTAATGGTACAATATATGGGGCGGTATAAAAAATGATAACTAATACAGGTAAGAACATTCTGGCAAAGTATCTTGTAGGTCAAGCACCTGCATATGCTTCATATATTGCCATAGGCTGTGGAGCAAAGCCACTAAACACAGACGCAACTCTTGGAGACTACTCAGGCAAACAAGCATTAGATTTTGAAATGTTTCGTGTGCCAATTACATCTCGTGGCTATGTTACAGAGGGCGGACAGTCAAAGATAGTCTTTACTGCAGAACTTCCTACGGCAGAAAGATATGAGATTACAGAGGTTGGTGTTTGGTCTGCGGGATCAAATCCAACAGCAGGAGCATATGATAGCAAGAACATTTATTCATTTACTTCAAATGAAAACTGGGAATACCATGGAACAACAACAGCAACAGCGATTCCCGTATACTATACACCGTTAGATTCAGACGACAACATTATCAATATTACGGATCAAGTGTTTCAAACAAATGCAAACAACAAGATTTTTACAAACCAAGAACGTGTGAACAGGTATGAAAGATGCAGATTCTTAAATAACATTATGGTTATAAGAGGAGATATGACAAATCTTTCTGTATCTGGTGGCCATTTAGTTGTTCCACCTGCCTCAAAGCATATACACCTTACTGGCGCAGCACTTGACTTTAATAAGAATGCACCAACAGATGATCTCAGACTTGCATTTTCTGTAGTCAACAAAGACGGAGAATCAAATGTTCAGCCAGATGAGGTTAGAATAATGATAGAGTTTGCAGAGTCTGATGTTCATGGAACTGGAGAATGGGCAAGGTTTGAGACAGTAGTTAAAGAGTCTGATGCTGGTATAGATTTTGCAACTAACAGATATTTTGTTTCACAGAAGTCATTCCAAGATTTATACAAGAGCAATGGTTTTACTTGGAGCGTAGTTGATGTTGTAAAGTTTTATGTTGCAGTAATTAAGAATGGCGCAGTATCAAATGATTACTACGTATGCTTAGATGCGTTGCGATTAGAAAATACTACATCTTCAAACCCAGTCTATGGTTTAACAGGATACTCAGTCATTAAAAATAAAAATGCAGAGACGATTACTAAGACTGCTAATACAACTAATCATATTGAGTTTAGGTTTGGGATGGATGTTCTATAGTGGCAGACTCACAAATAAAAAAGGTAGTTATCAAAAAGGAAGATCTTCCAGCATTTAATGGAACCACACAGAAGCACTCTGTAAGATATAGAATAATCTCAGAAGACAAGAACAGATCCTCTCATTGGTCGCCATATTATTATGTATCAAATCCATCTCCAGAGCAATTAGAATGTTCTGTAACGGTAACTGCAAATGTAGTAAATATGGTTTGGAAGCAGCCTACAGGCTCAGCAATTAAGCAATATGATATTTATTTTAAATTAGATAGTGCTGATTGGGCATACATATCAAGTTCATCATCAACCCAGTTTTCAACCTTGATTGCAGATTCAGTCTCAACTCTGCGTGTTGCTGTGCAACTTCCAACATATCCTAAGCAATATTTCTCTGGGGCTGCATTATTTACCTCATCGCCAATAGCGGTTTAGTGGTATAATTATATAACCATGGCAAAAATACCTTTACCCGAAAGAGGACAACCTTTAGATGTTACTTATATTTCTCAGTTGGCCCAGGCAGTCAATGAATTGTCAACAGCAATATCTCCATCAACCTATAAGTATACTTCTATAGACACTCCTAACGCTGGTAAGCAAAACATTAAAGCAACAGAGGCAAGAGTAATTGGTGGATATGTTCGTGTTGTTAATAGCGGGACTATAACAGCAGGTGAGGAAAAATCCTTTACATATTCTTTCCCAGGAGAGTTTAAGTACTCCCCAATTGCAACAGCCACACCAATTAATACTGGAAACACAGTTGCTGGTAAAAATGTAACGGTTGTTCTTAAGAGCGTAACAACTTCAGGTCTTGAAGGGGTCGTTAGATTTAACACCTCTGGAGATGTGTCTGTTGATGTTAATCTTATTATCATTGGCGTACCAAACTAATGCTAACGTGTATAAAATGCAAAGGGAGAATGTTTCTTGATAGACAATACAGCACAGTCGGCCACCTTGAAACATACTGCATGTCTTGTGGATCACGAAACTTTTATAACCCACCAGAAAGTTCTACGGAGGGGTCATGGCTGTTAAAAAGGGAAGTATTGAGAGCGAAGGCTACAATGTCCTCCCTGTAATTCCAGGGAATAAAAAGGTTTGGTTCTTAAATGGAGACTTAGTAAGAATACATCATCTCAATAAGTCTAATGGAATTATGTCTGTTTATAATATCACTAAAGATCAAATTGAAAGTTGTTTAATTTCTGATTTTAAAAAGAAACGTGAAAGAGCATACACGGTTAGAGAGACTGCTGATTTAGTTAATCGTCATAAAAAATATATGCCATCACTAATGAGACGAGGAGTTATTCCTTTCCCAATGGGATCTCAAAAAGGTGGAGCAAGAGGCTTCCAAGTAAGATCATATTACTCAGAATCGCAAGTAAGAGAGATTCGTGATATACTTGCTACGTACCATATTGGTAGACCAAGAAAAGATAATTTAATTACAAATGATATTACGCCCAGCAAACAAGAGTTGACACGAAGAATGGGCGATGGTATACTTACATATACGAGAACTGAAGATGGTCGATTCATTCCAATCTGGTCTGAATCTATTTAACGAAAGGTATGAAATGGAAAACGAAGACACAAAGATATCTGTTACATTAGGATATACACTTAACCTTGGCAATTTTCAATCACTAAGACTTGACCTTGGAGTTGTTGACTCAAGACGGAATGGTGAAAGCCCAGACCAAGCATTTGAGCGAGTCTATAAGTTTGTTGAAGACAAGTTAACTGAAAAGATTAACGAAGCAAAGTCTGAAATCAACGAGTAATGGCTGAACGCAAAGACCGTATGGCTTTGCTTTCAAGATACAGTAAGTATCATACCGCAAGGTACGAATCAAAGCCATCTCTGAATCTAAACGTAGAGCAGTGGGCCTCTGATGGCCTTGTAGAGTCATACGGACTATCTGGCTGTTACGATATACTTGAGTATTACTTTAAGGTTTCAGAGAATCCATCATGGAACTACTTTGCATACAACGCAGAAAAAATATTGCAGGCACAAAAAGATAAAAAAAGAGACGACGAAGAGAGAGCAGAGCGTAGAAGAATGGCTAAGGAGTGGCTAAGTGAATAATACAGAGTCCAAACTAATTACTGCAGTTCTTCAGGATAAGCAGATCCATGTTCTTTTACAGGCAAATGTAGATAACCTTCTTAGAACACACGGAGATATCTGGAACTTCATTAGGCTTTACTTTGAAAATAATAAGTCTCTTCCTCCTGCAGAACTTGTAACAGAAAAGTTTAGAGATTTTTCTCCAATAGATAATGTCGGTGCAACAAAGCATCACCTTGAAGAGTTACAGGGAGAATATCTAAATGATAGCCTTAAAGATATTCTAAGATCAGCAGCAACCAATGTTCAGAATAATCAGGGCAATGTTGCATTAAATGATTTAATTACACAAACATCAGAGTTAAAGAAAAACACTTCTGCAATCCGAGACATCGATGTTACAGACCTTGAATCTGCAATTGCATACTTTGAAAACTTAAAGATTCAGCAAGCAGCAGGACATGTTGGCATTAAAACTAATCTTCCAGGGTTTGATAACTATCTTCCATCTGGAATTATGCCAGGGCAGTTAGGAGTTTTCTTAGCATATCCAGGTATAGGAAAGTCATGGATGGCTCTATACTTCGCTGTACAGGCTTGGAAGCAGGGAAAGACACCACTCGTAATCTCGCTTGAGATGTCTGAAACAGAAGTTCGTAATCGTGTATTCACAATTATGGGAGAAGGTCTTTGGTCACATAGAAAACTATCTAACGGAGATGTTGAGTTAGACACACTTAAGGCATGGCATGAAAGACATCTAAAGGGCAAGCCAGAGTTTCACATCATCTCAAATGATCAAGGTGGAGAAATCAACCCATCTGTCCTTCGTGGAAAGATTGATCAGTATAAGCCAGACTTTGTAATTGTAGACTACCTACAGTTGATGGCTCCTAATCAGAAGTCAGATAATGAAACGGTAAGAATGAAGAACCTTTCACGAGAACTTAAACTTATGGCTATTGGTGAAGAAGTTCCTATTATTGCTATCTCATCTGCTACACCAGATGATGTTAATGACCTAAGCGGAGTACCAACACTTGGACAGACTGCTTGGTCAAGACAAATTGCCTATGATGCTGACTGGGTTATTGCTTTGGGAAGAGCCTCTAATAGCGACATCATTGAGTGTGCATTTAGAAAGAACCGTAATGGATTTATGGGAGATTTCCTTGTGCAGGTCGATTTTGACAAGGGATACTACAGATATAAAGACTATGAAGATAAGTAGGTATAATATGTTACATGGCAAACTATCACCACAAGCCTATCAAGAAGTTCAACTTGAGTGGAGTCATTCATGATGAATCAGCACTTGGCAGGCTTAAGCAGGAATATATCAGACTACTTGAGTCTGAGATGCGCCTGTCTGGATATGTGCCAAGACTTGATATAGACCCAGATTTTACATTAGACTATAACCATAAGAAAAAATATTTTGAATTTGAATTAACAGTACACGGAACATATACGGGGAGAAAACAAAGCGAATGGATAGCAGGAATAGACGGAAGCAAAGTAGTGTATACACAAAAGAGCAAATCAAAAGAGTTCTCACAGGAACAGGTGTAACTATTGAGTCTGAGGTCGACTCAGACTATATTATTTTTTGTCCATATCACAATAACAACAGAACCCCAGCAGGAGAAATAGATAAGAATAACGGAACATTTTTTTGTTTTGCATGTCATCACGTAACTGGATTTATTGAATTTGTTATGCATATGTCTAACAGGACCTACTTTGAGGCTGCAAGATTTATCAAAAGTAAAGAAACAGAAACAAGCATTGAAACAGATATCGATAAGGCTCTTTATCAGAAGCCTGAGTTTGCAATGTTTGATGAATTAGTTCTTAAGCGCTTGCACAATAATCTTCTTTCATCTGATAGAGCAAAAGATTATTTTAATTATAGAAAAATAACAAAGACTTCTGCATCAAAGTTTTCTTTGGGATACTCAGACAAGCAAGACATGGTTACAGTTCCAGTTCATAGCCCAGAAGGTTTGCCAATTGGATTTGTTGGAAGATCAATTGAAGGAAAAGAATTTAAGAATACTCCAGGCTTACCAAAATCAAAAACACTGTTTAATTTGCATAGAGTAAAAAGTTATGGCAAGGTATACGTTGTAGAGTCATCATTTGATGCTATCAGGCTTGACCAGTGTGGTTTCGCTGCAGTAGCAACACTTGGGTCCAATGTATCAAATATACAAATAGAATTGCTTCAGAAGTACTTTAATGATATAATTGTTATTGCAGACAACGATGAAGCAGGTGGAAATATGAAAACTAAGATAGTTGAAAAACTTGGTTCTCGTGTATCTGTAATACAACTAAATAAACAATACAAAGATATAGGCGACATGGACGATAAGTCAATTCAAGAACTGGACTTCCAGTTTGACAAATCAATACAGTCTATGCTAAACTAACATAACAACACAAAGGAGAAAACACATGGCAATACTAAGAGGAATAAAGGAAATGGGTCCAGTACTAGATGGCCCAAAGGGTGGAGATGGCCCAAAGGTTAAGTGGTTAAAACTTGCCGATGGACAATCAGTAAAGATTAGGTTCTTAGAAGAACTCGATGAAGATTCAGCAAACTATAACGCAGAGCGTGGACTAGCAATTGTTGTATCAGAACATACAAACCCAAAGGACTACAAGCGTAAGGCTGTAGATACAATGGATACAGAAGGTCGTGACTGGGCTGAAGAGATGCACCGCAAGGATCCAAAGGCTGGCTGGAGAGCACGTCTTCGTTTCTACTGCAACGTTCTTGTAGACGACGGCATCGAAGCACCATATGTTGCAATCTGGTCAATGGGTATCAGTAAGCAATCATCATTCAACACAATTCGTGAGTATGCTCTTGAAACAGGAAGCATCTCAAATGTACAGTGGAAGTTAAAGCGTAACGGACAGGGAACTGAAACCAATTACACATTGATTCCATCTGCACCAGACAAGGAGCCATTCAACTGGGGAGAGATTAAGCCTTACCCACTAGAGTCTGCACTACGCAAGGTTCCTTACGCAGAACAAGAAGCGTTCTACTTGGGCTTTGATGGCCCATCTGCCACTTCAGCAACTAACGCTGATTGGTAATATGAACTACGTCGGCTTACATGTCCATACCCATTTTAGTTTATTTGATGGGATTGCTACTCCAGAAGAATACGTTGACCGTGCAGTTGAGTTAGGGATGCCAGCAATTGCCATCACTGACCACGGTACTTTATCTGGGCATAGGGAACTGCACCGTATTGCAAAAGCAAAGGGCATTAAGCCAATTCTAGGTCTAGAAGGATACATGTGTGCAGACATATCTGACACACGAGATAAGTCTGAAAGAGAAGGTCAGCAAGATCTTGTCTATAATCACATTATCCTTCTAGCCAAGAATCAAATTGGTTTAGAAAACCTTAACAAGATTAGTGAACTATCCTGGACAGATGGTTTCTTTAAGAAGCCACGATTTGATTTTACTATACTAGAAAAGTATAAAGAGGGGATTATCGTATCCTCTGCTTGCCCAAGTAGCGTACTTGTAAAAGCATTAGAAGAAGAAGAGTTTGCTCTTGCCAAGAAGTATTTAACTTGGTTCAAGGAACGCTTTGGAGATGACTACTACGTTGAAGTTATGCCTCATAATGAAGCACACATTAATAAGTATCTGATAGAACTAGCAGACGAGTTTGGTATTAAAGTTATTGTTACACCAGACTGCCACCATGTTGATCCATCACAAAAAGAAGTTCAAGAGTTTAAGTTGCTCATGAACACACACGGCAAGTTCGTAAAAGATGCAACATATGAAAAGTCAAAGAAAAAGGGCAGCATGATGGAACGCCTTGACTACCTTTATGGCGAAGACCGTCAGATTACATTTAACAAGTTTGACATACACCTGCTCTCATATGAAGAGATTAAAGCAGCCATGGAAGCGCAGGGTATTGATCGACCTGACATATATTCAAACACACTCCTATTAGCAGAGACAGTAGGAGACTATGGCATTCAAGAAGGATTAAACCTTTTACCAGTACAGTATAAGAGTCCTGACAAGGAACTTGCAAAGGCTGCATTGGAAGGTTTGGCAGAGCGAGGTTTGTCAGAAAATCAAGAGTATCTTGATAGACTTGAAGAAGAGTTAAAGATCATTAAAGATAAGAAGTTTGCTCCATACTTCCTTGTTGTGAGTAACATGATCAACTGGGCTAAGAAAGAAGAGATCATGGTTGGTCCTGGTCGTGGATCATCTGCTGGCTCTCTTGTTTGTTATGCACTAAAGATTACAGACATTGATCCTATTGAGCACAACCTTTTGTTCTTTCGCTTTATTAATCCAGAGCGTAATGACTTTCCAGATATTGACACAGACATTCAGGATACTCGTCGTGAAGAAGTAAAAGACTATCTTGTTAGACAGTATAGACATGTTGCATCTATCGCTACCTTTCTTGAGTTTACAGGCAAGGGAATTGTTAGAGATGTTGCACGAGTATTAAATATTCCTCTATCAGATGTAAATAAGGTGTTAAAAACCGTAGATACATGGGATGATTTCTGCACATCTAAATCAACAAGAGAGTTTCGTGAGAAGTATCCAGAGGTAGAGATTTACGGAGAACAACTTCGTGGTCGTATCCGTGGTACAGGTATCCACGCAGCAGGTGTTGTGACTGCAAAGGAACCAATCTTTAGATATGCACCACTTGAAACAAGATCGTCTACTGGATCTGACGAAAGAATTCCAGTAGTTGGTGTTGACATGGAAGAGGCTGAAAGAATTGGTCTAATCAAGATTGATGCTTTGGGACTGAAAACATTGTCTGTTCTCAAGAACACAATTGATATTATTAAAGAAAGAGACGGCAAGAAGATTGACCTTCTTAAAATCAAGATGGATGATGCAAATGTTTATCAGATGCTTTCAGATGGATACACTAAGGGCGTATTCCAGTGTGAAGCAGCACCATATACAAACCTTCTTGTTAAGATGGGTGTAAAGAATTTAAATGAACTTGCAGCATCTAATGCTCTTGTCCGTCCAGGTGCAATGAACACTATCGGAAAGGACTATGTTGATCGTAAACATGGTCGTCAAAACATATCTTATACACACCAAGTACTAAAACAATTTACGGAGGACACTTATGGCTGTATTCTTTACCAGGAACAGGTTATGCAAGCATGCGTACACCTTGGCGGTATGTCCATGTCGGAAGCAGATAAAGTTAGAAAGATCATTGGAAAGAAAAAGGATGCTAAAGAATTTGATCAGTTTAAAGAGAAGTTCGTAGAGGGAGCATCTAAGTTTATTGCTCCTAATGCTGCTCGTGATCTATGGCATGACTTTGAGGCTCACGCAGGGTATTCATTTAACAAATCTCACGCAGTAGCATACTCAACGCTATCCTATTGGACAGCATGGCTAAAGTATTATTACCCACTTGAGTTTATGTACTCAGTGCTAAAGAACGAAAAGGATAAAGATGCAAGAACTGAATATCTTATTGAAGCAAAGAGAATGGGCATTAGCATTAAGTTGCCTCACATTAATGATTCGGATATTGATTTTAAGATTGAGGGTAAAGGTATTCGGTTTGGACTCAGCGCTATCAAGTTTATATCTGACAAAATTGGTGAAAGATATATATCAGCACGACCATTTAGTTCATATAAAGAACTTGAAGAGTTTACCTTTACAAAAGGAAACGGAGTAAACAGTCGTGCACTACAAGCACTAAGGGTCATTGGTGCAGCAACATTTAATGACAATCCTAGAAATGACCAGGAGATTAAAGAGAACCTGTATGAATACTTAAACCTTCCAGAGTTTAATATTACTATTCCCTCTCACTACTATGCATTTATTCAAGATATTGTAGACTTTGAAGAAAAAGGATCATACATTTTTATGGGTATGGTAAAATCTATTAAACGAGGAACAGGATGGTCACGAGTTGAAATTTTGGACAAAACTGGCAGTGTCGGTATATTTGATGATGAAAATACAACTATTGAGACAGGTCGCTCTTATCTGGTTCTGTGTAATGATAACAGGATTGTTTCTTTCATACCTTCAGATGAGATAAAAGAATCATCCCATGCTCTTGTGAAGTTCTTAAGTTATAAGCAACTTCCATATAAAGATGATGAAATGTTTGTAGTTTCTTTTAAACCAAGAATTACAAAGACTGGAAAGAAAATGGCATCACTTACACTTGCAGATACAAGTAGAGACCTACATTCTATTACAGTATTTCCTACATCTTTTGCAAAAGCGTATATGCATATTGAAGAAGGCAAATCTTATAAGTTTGATTTTGGCAAGACTAAAGACGGAACAGTAACATTGGAGGATGTACATGTCAGTTAGTATCGAAGAAGCATTAGCACAGTTAGACCCTAAGTTAAGAAAGAGATTGGGTAGTGGGGTTGGTGTTAACTATGAATACCAACCTACTCCTAGTTTTGGATTAAACCGTGCTCTTGGTGGTGGTCTTCCTTATGGAAGGCAGGTACTGATCTGGGGCTCTAAGTCTTCTGCAAAGTCTTCTATGTGCCTTCAGATGATTGCTCTTGCACAGGCAGATGGCAAACTGTGTGCGTGGATTGACTCAGAGATGTCATACTCAGAAGACTGGGCCAGAACTCTTGGGGTAGATCCAGAAAAACTAATCTATTCGCAAGCAAGAACTATTAGCGACATGGTGGATGTAGGTGTTGGATTAATGAACGCTGGCGTTGACCTAATTGTGGTAGACTCTATTACATCAATGCTTCCAGCAATTTATTTTGAAAAAGATACAGATGAAATGAAAGCATTAGAAAATACAAAACAGATTGGAGCAGAATCCCGTGACTTTAGTAACGCATGGAAAATGCTTAACTATGCAAACAATAAAGTTAAGCCAACTTTGCTTGTTCTCATTTCTCAGTCTCGTAATAATATTAATGCTATGTATACTAGCCAGCAGCCTTCTGGTGGTCAGGCTACTAAGTTTTATTCCTCATGTATTGTTAAACTCTTTTCTTCAGAGTCAGACAATCAAGCGATTAAGGGCAAGATCAAGGTAGGAGATAAATTAATTGAAGAAAAAATTGGTAGAACTATTAAGTGGGAACTCCAGTTCTCCAAAACCTCTCCAGGGTTCCAGTCTGGTGAGTATGATTTTTACTTTAGAGGTGACAATATTGGTCTTGATACCATTGGTGATCTGGTTACTACAGCAGAACTAAACGGCATCGTGGAGCGCACAGGTGCTTGGTACATACTTCCTGATGGGTCAAAGGTCCAGGGTAAAGAAGCATTCGTTAATCGTGTAAGAGAGGATCTTGACTTGCAAGAATCAATCAAGGCAAAACTAAATGGCTAGTTACACAGTATATACTGGCAAGTTTACATGCCACGAGTGCAAGGCAGAGGTAAGATCTTTAAGACTTTATGCAGACACAAAGACTGCAACATGGATGTGCCCCAGCAAACACCTAAGCAGTGTTAAGTTTGGAAAGCAGAAATGGAAGGGTAATGACAGAGAAGAGTGAGTCCAAGAGAATAGGTGCTAAGCAGCATAAGAATTCTGGTCGTAATACTCAAAAGGGTGATGCATCCTGGAAAAACTTTGTTGTAGACTTTAAAGAGGTTGGAAAATCTTTTACTTTGAATAAAGAGGTTTGGGCTAAGGCCACAACAGATGCTATGAAGAACGGAAAAGATCCAGCCATTGTTGTAGTAATAGGCGAGGGGAATGCAAAGGTAAGACTTGCTATAATTGAGATGAGCATTTTAGAACAACTTTCAGAGGATGGTGTATAATAGTATTATGAATACAGGACATGAACCAAAAAATAAGATAGTTCCACACATTGTTAAAAACTTTTTTACTGATGAAGAAATAGAAGTTCTTCTTGCAATTATTAAGTATCAAAAAAATGCTAAAGATTTAAGTGAGTTTTATTCTCCACTTGTTTTGCCAACTATGGCAAGAATGCAAATAGAAGTTATGTACCCAGAGCACATACGTAGAAAACTTGAAAAGTTTGCTTCAACATTAGTTGGAGAAGATGTTTTTATGTACCACAATAGTTACCTTAGTTATAATCAAGAGCATAGTCCAGGAGTAAATCCAAAACTTCCAGTGCACTATGATTCAGATAATTATTTTTCTAAACTAACAATGGACTATCAGTTAGACGCAAATATTGATTGGCCAATAGTAATTGAAGATGAAAGTTTTAATCTTCAGTATGGAGACCTTCTTGTTTTTTGGGGTGCAGGTCAGGCACATTGGAGAGAGCCAGTGCTTTTTAAAGAAGGAAACAACACTGAGGTTTTGACTATGCATTTTTCAACAAAGAAAGACTTTGAAGAATTAAACCTTCCTGCTAGATCTCCAGAAGCAAGAAAAGAAAGACTTGATAAATGGAATGCAGATCCAGTATTTGCAAAATATAAAGAAGACTTTAGTAAAAAAGAACAGTCTTTACAATAACAATATCGGTAAATAATTTATAATAATTTAAAATAACTACTAGATCGGAAAAAAATTGCAAAACGAAAATACTACAATTGATATGGTAAATGGTTTGTCAGAGATTGCAGACTATATGCAAGACGAAGAATTAACAATAGCACTAACAATGATTGCTAAACTAATTATAAAGCCAGATATTCCAATCAATGTTGCCCACGTGGAGATTGTAAGATTGCAGGCCATCGCAGCAAAGATGGCATTTAAGGCAACATGGATGGCTAATGTAGACAAATCGGATCGTGGAAAGAAGAATCTTTATTATACGGCAGCAGAGTCGCTTAATAATTTGGTGTCTGCACTCAAGTACATCACACGTTAATCTGCTATACTTATACTAATAGAAACGAGTAAAACATGACAAAAAGTTTATTACAGCAGATTATGGTTAAGCAGGAAAAGCCACCAGTACACGCAATAGATGTTGCTGGTCTTACTGAAAAAATTCAGTCTGGCTATACTGTAACCCGCATAGACAAGCAAACACAAAAGAAAACCTTTGCTCCATCAACCATTGCCTATGGGCATGGAGAGTGCCCAAGATACTGGTACCTTGCTTTTGATGGACAAATGTTTGAAGATGATGCAACACCATACAGCGCAGCAAACATGACTGCAGGAACAAAGTCACACGAAAGAATTCAAGAAGCAATGGGTAATGTTCCAGACTTCCTTGTAGATTCTGAATTTAAGATCACACATAATGATCCACCAATCTTTGGCTATGGAGATGTTATTGTTAATTGGCAGGGAGAAGAACTCCTTGGTGAAATTAAAACAATGATGAACGAAGGGTTTGAATACCGCAAGGCACACAATAAGCCTAAGAGCGGTCACCTTATTCAGTTGTTAATTTATATGAAAATTCTGAAGAAGGCTAAGGCAGTTCTTATTTATGAGAATAAAAATAACCATGAGTTGCTAATCCTTCCAGTAGAAGTAAATGATTATTATCGTCGGTGGGTAGACCAGACGTTTGAATGGATGAGATCAGTTCGTAAGGCTTGGGTCGACAGAACCCTTCCTGAAAAGAACTATCGCTCAAATTCAAAAATTTGCAAATCATGTCCTATTAAAAAGGCTTGTGCAGATGCTGGTAAGGGAGACTTTAAACTAAAGTCCTTGGAGCCACTAGATGAAACATTGTCAATGGTGTGACAAACAATTTAAAACAGATATAACTTATCAGATATATTGTTCACCTGAATGTAGAGATATGTCTACTAAAGAAAAAATTGCTGCAAGGTATATAATTTATAGACGACAAAAAAGAAAGGGGAAGGAAAGAACTTGCAAGTCATGCAAAGAACCTTTGTCAATATATAATGATGAAAGTCTTTGTGTAAAGTGTAATGTAAATCCTTCTGACGTAGCAAAAGCACTAAAAGAAATAAAGGATAATTTAAAATGAAACTAGCAGAGGCAATAGGAAATAAACCTCCAAAAACTATTTGTGCTATAGATGCAAGCACTAATAGTCTTGCCTTTGCTATTTTCAATACTCAAGAAAAAACATTAAAGTCGGTAGGCAAGATTAATTTTAAAGGCAAGAATACCTACGAAAAGGTTATGGATGCTGGACAAAAAGTAAAGGCTTTCCTTGATATATATGAAGGCTTTGAGGCTATCGTTATTGAGCACACAGTATTTATGAATAGCCCTAAGACTGCTGCAGATCTTGCTCTTGTTCAGGGTGCAATACTTGGAGCAGCAGGACAGTCTGGTACTAAGATTATAGGCAAGGTAGCACCAATTACTTGGCAGAACTTTATTGGAAACAAGAAGATTTCTAAAGATGAAAAACTATTTATTAAGTCACAAAATCCAGGGAAGTCAGAGTCATGGCTCAAGTCTTACGAAAGAGAAATACGAAAGCAAAGAACGATTAGTTTTATTAACATGCAATACGATAGAACAATTACAGATAATGATGTAGCAGATGCCTGTGGTATTGGCCACTGGGCAATGAAGAATTGGAATAAAGCAGTAGGAGGGACTGAATAATGCCAGAGTTAAATGCAAACATACCACCAATACATTGCTATGTAAGAGGAAATTATTTAAGAAATCACCAAGATAGTCATGACAAATACTTTGAGTGTGTCGTCTTTGGCGTATCAAGTTTAAAGTCTAGAAGCCCACTATTTCATATTATGATGCCAGATGGTGGTCTTTGGTGGAGACTTCCTATCTCTGCCTTTTGCACAGAGCCAGGTATACCTGAGCCAGACCTACACAACCTGGTATTATGGAATTCTTTCAGTCATCACATTGCTGTAACAAGATTTGAAAATCTAACAAATCTTAGAATGTCTTACATTGACAGAACAAAGACAATGCACAAGGGTACATATCTATTTACATTAGACTGGCACAATCCAGATACAAATGTTTTAGATGACGGATACTCTGAAAGCCCTGCAGATCATAAGTGTGGACACGTAATACAAAGAGATGACGGAAACTTTGCGATTCAACCTAACAATAGAGTGCGTATTTATGAGCCTTCATTTACCCTTGAAAAAGAATACTTGATTGATAGAATAATTAATGAAAGAAAATATGACGTTGAAAATCAGGATAAATGGATCTTAGAAAACTCTGACAGATTCAATTATGAAATTAATGAGATGGAGGCTTGACAATTAATCTCATGGGTGCTAAACTATATACAAGTGAAACATTTATGCGTAAGAGATATCTTATGGATAAAAAAACACCAGAAGATATTGCAAAGGAATGTGGATGCTCATTAGAAACTGTCTATGTTTACCTTGCTAAATTTGGATTAAGGAAATCAAAGCGATGAAAAAGATTAAGTACATTCTTTTTGTATTATCATTGGTAGCAGCAGTTGGTATTTCGTATGCAACTGCAACACTGCGGAATATGCCACAGGAGTTTGATTGGGAGGAAGACGATGAGTGAGAGCCTAAATATAACTGTTGATCAAGTCAATCATCCAACTCACTACACAACAGATCCTTCTGGTGTAGAGTGTATTCAGATAACAAGACATCGCAACTTCAACATTGGAAATGCATTTAAGTATTTATGGAGAGCAGGAATCAAGGATGAATCAAAAACCATTCAGGATCTTGAGAAAGCAATCTTCTACATAAAAGATGAAATAAATAGGCTAGAGGGCAAGTATGTCAACTGAAGATGATTTAGTTAAGCACCTTGACCAAGTTAATCAAGTAGTAGAAGAATACCTAAAGGGCAACGACCCAACTGTAATTTCAAAACAACTTGATATTCCAAGACAAAGAGTCGTTACACTTATCAATGAGTGGAAGGTTATGGCATCTGCTAACGATGCTATCCGTGCTCGTGCTAAAGAGGCACTAGCAGCAGCAGACACACACTATAGCAAGTTAGTGTCTCGTACATACGAAGTTATTGATGAAGCGTCTATGACAAATAACCTTAGCGCAAAGACTGCTGCCATCAAACTTGTAATGGACATTGAGTCTAAGCGTATTGACATGCTACAAAAGGCTGGACTTCTTGAGAATAAAGAACTTGCAGAAGAGATGATGGAAATTGAAAAGCGTCAAGAGATCCTTGTTCTTATTCTAAAAGATATTGCCTCAGAGTACCCACAGGTTCGTGATGAGATTATGCGTAGGCTATCTTCATTTGCAAAAAACAATGAGGTGATTACCGTTGTCCACGATGTTCAATGAGTTCTTAGAGGCACTACAGGATGATCATTTTAATGAGACCCCAGTAGATGCAAGAACGTTTGTAGAAGGTGAAGCATACCTTGGACAGCCCCCACTTTCTGATATTCAATACGATATCGTAGAAGCAATGAGTCAGATCTACCGCAAAGAGGATTTGATAAATATTATGGGGGAAGAAAAAGGAACCCAGTACTATAATAAGTACACAAAGAACGAGATTATCCTGCAACTTGGCAAGGGATCTGGAAAAGACTTCACATCAACTGTAGCCTGTTCATATATCGTATATAAACTTCTATGCCTTAAAGACCCAGCAAAGTATTTTGGTAAGCCCTCTGGAGATGCTATTGACTTGATTAACGTAGCGATTAACGCTCAACAGGCTAAGAATGTTTTCTTTAAAGGTTTTAAATCAAAGATTGAAAGATCTCCTTGGTTTGCTGGAAAGTATTATGCAAAGGCTGACTCAATTGAATTTGATAAATCAATTACTGTTTACTCTGGTCACTCAGAGCGTGAATCACATGAGGGCTTGAACCTTCTTCTTGCAGTGCTTGATGAGATTTCTGGTTTTGCATCTGAGGTCGGAACAGGCAATGAACAAGGAAAGACTGCTGATAATATCTACAAGGCTTTCCGTGGATCAGTAGACTCTCGATTCCCAGACCTTGGCAAGGTTGTTTTGCTTTCATTCCCACGCTATCCAGGTGACTTTATTTCAGAAAGATATGATGATGTTGTTGCTGAAAAGGAAGTAATAGAAAGAACACACAAGTTTACTATTAATCCATTGCTTCCAGAAGATAGCCCAGACAACACATTTGAAATTTCGTGGGATGAAGATCAGATTACATCATACAAATATCCTGGAGTATTTGCACTAAAGAGACCTACATGGGAAGTAAACCCTACTCGTAAGATAGATGATTTCATGATTGCATTCATGACAGACCTTGGTGATGCAATGATGCGTTTTGCATGTGTACCAACATTTGCATCGGATGCATTCTTTAAGCAGGCAGATAAAGTAAGAGCCTGCATGACATTAAGAAACCCAGTAGATACATTTAAAAGGTTTGATGAAGCATTTAAACCAGACCCAACTAAGAAATATTATGTACACGCTGACCTTGCACAAAAGCATGACAAGTGTGCCGTAGCAATTGCACATGTAGAAAAATGGGTAAACATTCAAGTAATTAACAATTATGAACAGGTGGCCCCTATAGTAGTAGTAGATGCAGTAGCATGGTGGGAGCCAAAGGTTGAGGGCCCAGTTAACCTATCTGAGGTTAAACAGTGGATTCAGAACCTTAGAAGACTTGGGTTTGATATTGGCATGGTTTCTTTTGACCGCTGGCAATCCTTTGATATTCAGAATGAGTTGAAGCAGGTTGGAATGAGAACAGATACTGTTTCTGTTGCTAAGAAGCACTACGAAGATATGGCTATGCTTGTTTACGAGGAAAGACTTGCCATGCCAGCAATTGATTTATTATTTGATGAACTAACACAGTTAAAAATTATGAAAAATGATAGAGTTGACCACCCACGCAAAAAGTCAAAGGACTTGGCTGATGCTGTGTGTGGTGCTATTTTTGGGGCTATATCTCATACCCCTAAAAATATAGACACTGAGGTAGAGGTTCACACTTTTAGAGATAGATCTAAGCGAGTTGACGAACTACCTGACAACGTGATACAATATAAACCTATGCCAGATGATGTAAAAGATTATCTGGATAGATTTAATCTACTATAAATAAGGAGAAATACGAATGAATTCATTCAAGAAGATCGCACTAGCCGTGGTTGCAGCCATGACTTTGGGCATGGTCGCAGTAGCACCTGCAAATGCTACAGTAATGACAGTCGCAGTAACGCTAAATGGTACAGCAAACACCACTAACGGTGTAATTGCTACACCTGCTGCATTGCCAGTCCCAGAAGATAACGTAATTGATGCAACAGATGCATTGCGTTTTGTAGCAACAGTAGCAGCAGGAACATCAGTTTCTGCAGTAGCAACTAACGCAACAATCGTATCAGCACTAAACACATCAGCAGCACCAGTAGGAGCATCGTCAGGATCATCATCTTTGACAATTGCAACAGGTACTGGAACAACTGCAACATTTTTTGTCTACACAAAGACAACAGCAATTGGTACAGTTGTAATCAACAACGGTGGAACAACCCTTACATACTATGTACAGGGAACTGCTGGAAAGATTAATAACCTAACAGTTGCAGCACCTACATCAGGTGCAGCAGGAACAAAGCAGGACATTACAGTAACTGCAACAGATGCATTTGGTAATAAGGTATCTGGTAAGTCAATTACTGCAACAGTCTTTGCTGCAACAGCAACACTAGACACAGCAACAGTAACAACTGGTGCTACACTTGCAGATTTTGGAACAGCAACCTTCAAGGCAACTCTTCCAACAACTGGCTCACGAGCACTTATCACATTTGCACCAACAACATCTTCTGATGCTGCTTCTGCAGACGTAGTAGGTCTAACTGCTCGTACACTTGCACCATTTGCAGAAATTGCTGTTCGTGATCTAATCACAGAACTTGCTGCAGAAAAGGCTGCTAAGGATGCAGCACTTGCTGCTAAGGCTGTAGCAGATGCTGCAGTTCTAAAGGCTGCTGTGGATGCTGCTGCTGCAAAGGTTGCTTCAGATGCTGCTCTAGCAGCAGAGAAGGCTGCTTCAGCAAAGGCACTAGCAGATGCAAAGGTTGCTTCAGATAAGGCACTTGCTGATGTAAAGGTTGCACATGATGCAGTCGTTGCTAAGTTGACAGCAGATAATGCTGCAGCAATCAAGTCACTTAAGGATGCTTTCAACAAGTTGGCTCGCCAATGGAATGCAAAGAATCCAAAGGCTAAGGTTACTCTTGTTAAGTAATTAGTCCAACATTAAAGGGGTTACCAATTACGGTAGCCCTTTTTTTGTGCAATAAAATGGTATAATCATCCTATCAGACATGTCGTCTGCAAGGGGGAAGGCAAATAAAACGATTATCACGCATAGCAATCGCTACAATATTAGCCTTTGGATGGCTCATAATAGCCCCTACAGAGGCTCATTCTGACGACCCTCTAACTGTTGCAGCCAAGCAGATTGAAAACCTCAATAGCGCAGTAGATAAATTAGACTATAAAGATGGTCTAATAGACATGATTGACATAGCAGAGAACAAGTTTATGTACGCCAAAAATCTGCTGGATGTAAGAGATGCCTCAATTAAAGACTATGAAGATGCAGTAGAAGCAGAAGAATTAGCATTAGAAGAAGTAGAACTTGCCCAGTCAAATGTAGATGGGCAGACAGCCACAGTAGCAATTGCTCTTGAGAATAGAAACAATGCCTTTAAGGATAAGAACGATGCCCAGGATTCTCTGAATATAGCCAACATCAATCTCCAAACCACACAGTCTAATATGCAGTCTTCTGGAGGTCCAGGTTTGGCATACACTGTTTATACTCTTGTTAGACAGGGTAATGTCGCTACCCCAGGATCTGTGCTATGCGAAGGAACTTGGAACTCTAACTCAATGCAACTTCCAGTTTGTGGAAATAGATATCAAAATTTTATAGTTAAGTTTACTGGACAAATAACAGTGCCGAATCACTGGACATCAACATATTTTGCAGGATACACAGACGATGGTTTTAGAATGTTTGTTAATGGAAATCTTGCAGTTAATAACTGGCGTGAGCAAGGGGCAACATGGAGTGCATACTCTCCAGTATATGATGTAAGTCAAAACAAAACTTTAAATGTAGAGGTATGGTGGTATAACGGAGGCGGACCAGGATCTTATCATCTTGGATGGGCAATACCTGGAGGGTGGACTGGAGCAGGTTGTGATTATACTGGTGGATGGGGAGTAGGATTCTCTTGTAATCTTAATACATTCTCATCTGGATCAGGACCAACACAGTCAGAAATAGATGCCTATAATCAAGCACTTGCAACACGAAATGCAGCACAACAAGATTATAATAATGCCTTGTCAGAATATAATGATAAGTTAAATGTATACAACCAAGAAGTCGCAATACTAAACTCCTTGAATCAAACACTAATAAACAAAGAATCTGAGTACGACAACGCAGTAAATAATACAGCAGATGCTTTGTCTGAAAAAGATAATGCGATAAATGATTTTAATGAAGCAGTTAATGATGTTAATAATGCAATTCAAGATGCCTGGAATTATTATGACAAGCAGTTGCAAAGAGAAATTCAAATGGCTATAGCGCAAGCAGCAGCAAACGCTGCAGCAAATCAACCTAAGCCAGAGCCTTCACCAAAGCCTACTGTTGAACCAGAAAAGCCAAAGCCTTCTACACCACCAACAGATAAACCAGAGCCAAAGCCAACTAATGTTACTGGAACAGAAGAGCCAGGTCCAAAGCCAACACAGCCAGGCCCTAAGCCAGATCCAACAGAGAATCCAAAGCCTGAACCTACAAAGCCAGAGGAGCCAAAGCCAACACCTACAGAAGAGCCTAAGCCAAAGCCAGAGCCTACCATAGAGCCTTCTATAGAGCCTTCTCCAGAGCCATTGCCAGAACCAACACCAGAGCCAGAAAAGAATCCTGAAATAAAGGATGAAGAACTTGCTGCACTTATTCCTGAAAAGGGAACTGGTACATCAGAAGATTTATCTGGAGTTATTGCTAACCTTACAAGCAAGGATAACAAATTAGTTAAACTTTCTGCAGAGCAGGTAGCAGCAGTTAGCCAAACTCTAAAGTCTTTAACACAAGAAGCAAAGGCAGAAATTGCTGGAGACCTTGGTATCAAGGCATCAGAAGTCGCACAGATTGCTGAGCAGATGAAGGGCAATCCAGCACTTGCTTCAGCGTTTGTTGAGTTCGCAGAAAGAGCAGGGGATGCAGGAGAAAC